ACCGGCCAAGATCGCGCCACGGTTTCAAGGTCGATCGGGGGGAGCGCACCACAGCGCCGCCGGCCAGTGTGGATCAGAGCTCGCCGGCAATCGCAGCGGCAATGACCTGCTCAGTCACGGCCTCGGGGCCATGCTCGGCGGCGAAGGTCAGGACGTGGGCGAGCGGGGTGTCGGGTGCAGGGGGCTCGGTAGCCAGCTCGGCGCCAGTGACCTGGAGGGCGAACTGGAGGCCGGTGTCGAAGTCGTCCATGAGCTCCACGGTAGCGGCTGAGCAGTAAGACGTCTCTGGCTTTGTGGGCCGCTACGCGGCCCCTCAGCAGCTTGCCGGCCCCGCTCTGTGGCGCGCTCTGCGCGCCCCTGCCCCTGCGCTCATCAGCATCCCTTCGCCGTCGCGCTCTGGCCAGACGGCCGCCGCCAGGCGGCCCAGCCTTGAAGCCTCAATGTGTAAGTGTGGCTCACGTCACACGAAGATGTGCTTCCAAGATTCAAGATCAACTGCCACCAGTAAGTGTAAGGGTAAGTACGAAGGACGAAGTAGCAGGCTGGAGGCCCTGTCGGGCCTCGCTTGGTAGAGCTCCTTACGAACTTACTACTTGTGCAAGTGAAGCTCCCTCGGGTTGACAGTGATCGAGCAGCTACCTCTTCAGGTAGGACGTCACCGAGGGCTCAACGTTCCACGTCGGGGGTGGCAGATGCCGAACTGGGAAGGGTCCGACAGGCGCTCGCGCCTGCCCAAGGACTGGTCCAAGATTCGGCTCCGTGTGCTGCGGCGAGACGGAGGGCAGTGCACCGCGCTGACTGAAGCGGGTGCGCGCTGCGTCTCGTCCGCAACCGACGTGGACCACATCGTGGCGGGCGATGACCACAGCCTCGGGAATCTCCGGGCGCTGTGCTCGTACCACCACAAGATCAAGTCGAGTCAGGAAGGTGCTGCGGCGACGAACGCCAGACGGCGGCAGATCGCCAGTCGGTTCAAGCGGACCGAGCAGCACCCCGGACTCCTCTGACCCGCGCTCCAGGTCCCTCCCCTCCTGTAGAGCGCGAGCGCCCCCGAGTCCTCCTCTCCTCGGGCGAGGCGCCGGCCTCCTGGATCGCTACCCCAGGAGGCCCGAGACTTCCGGCCGCACGACGGCTGGTAACAGGTGGCGGTCATGGTCCCCGACCGGCAGAACCAACTCGGACCCCGCGCATTCCGGGCCGCGCGGTAATCAACGCCCGGCGTTCGTATTCAAGGAGGTACGCCCGAGTGGCACTGAAGTATGTGATCGACGGAGTCTCGTACGACTTCGAGCCGACAGTCACGCGAGACGCGACGACCGACGCGAAGGCCCAGGCGGTCATGGCGGCGATCGAGGATCTGAACTCCGCGATCCGCCCCGAAGCCTACGGGTATGGCGACGCCTACTCGTACGGCCAGTTCGTCGAGACCACCGGAACCAGCCTGTAGGAGGTGCGCCCCATGCCCTGTGGCACTGTCTGTCCCGGCCCCTGTGCGGGCTGTCCGCTCGCCGGCCTTCGGTGAGCGGCTTCCAGTGGGCCTGGCTCGCGTGGGGCGGCGCCTTCGTCGTGATCGAGGGCATCGCCCTCAAGCGCAAGGACAAGAACGACACCCTGTCCGAGCAGGTCTGGAAGATCTTCCACACTGAGCAGGGCCAGGAGAAGACGAAGACCACGCAGGCGCGACGCGCTGTGCTGGTCATGTTCCTGGCCTGGCTCGTCGCCCACTTCCTGACGGGCGGCAAGGTGTGACCCAAGTCCTCTACTTCACTTCGCCGACATGTCGCCCCTGTCGCGGCTTCGGTCCCCTTCTCGAAGCAGAACTCGCCGAGCGCGGATTCGAGCCCGAGAAGGTCGACATCAGCTCTCTCGCCGGCCTGGAAAAGGCCGACCTCTACGGCGTTGCGGGTACGCCCACCGTCGTCATTGAACGGGATGGCGAGGAGATCAGTCGCTTCACTGGCGCACTCCTCGGGGATTCACTGCGGGACGCTCTCAGCGTCCTGTGACGAAAGGAGGTGACCGTGGGCGTTCGAGGACCCGTCCCGAATCGTGAATCCGACCTGGCACGCCCACGGTCGCGAAAGGGTTCGGACGAGCAGGAGACCAAGAAGGGAATGATGCGCAAGGTCACCGTGCCTCGCGCTGACCCGGAGTGGCATCCGATCGCCAAGCAGCTCTACGACTCGCTGAAGAAGTCCGGCCAAGCCGACTTCTACCAGCAGTCGGACTGGGCCCTGGCGTACGCGCTGTGCGACGACCTCTCGCACTACAAGAAGTCGAGCAAGCGCAGTGCCCAGATGGCACAGACCCTGTACTCCGCCCTCGGGAACCTCCTGGTGACCGAAGGCGACCGGCGCCGCGTGCGCATCGAACTCCAAGAGCCCGAGCCTGAGACGACCTCGGCCTCTGTCCTCGCCATCGCGGACTACAAGCGGGAGCTGGAGGTCGACTGACTCCGAGGAGGTGAGCGATGGCCAAGCAGGCAGTCCTCACCCCCGAAGAGATCGACCTCCTGGAGCCCACGTTCATCGGGCCCACCTGGAAGAAGGACGCCTTCGGGCGCTGGGTCCTCCCCTCCAAGACGCTCGGCTGGCAGATCGCCGGCTGGTGCTCGGAGTGGTTGAGGGCCGAGGATGGCGGGCCCTGGAAGTTCACGAAGGAACAGCTCCGGTTCGTCCTCCACTGGTACGCCGTTGACGACAACGGGCGGTTCATCAACCGCAAGGGCGTCCTCCAGCGCATGAAGGGCTGGGGCAAGGACCCCTTGCTCGCGGTGCTCTGCCTCGTCGAGCTTGTCGGGCCGTCGCGCTTCTCCCGCTGGGACGAGGCCGGCGAGCCGGTAGGCGTGGCCCACCCTCGCGCGTGGGTCCAGGTCACAGCCGTCAACCAGTCGCAGACCACGAACACGATGGCGCTCATCCCGTCCCTCATGTCGGACGCCTTCAAGGCGAAGTACGACATCAAGGACGGCGCGGTGCTCATCCGCGCGAACGGCGGCAAGGCCCGCCTCGAAGCCGTGACCTCGTCGTACCGCTCCCTTGAAGGTAAGCGGACGACGTTCACCCTGCTCAACGAGACCCATCACTGGGTGAGCGGGAACAACGGCCACAAGATGTACGAGACGATCGACGGTAACGCGACCAAGCAGGACTCGCGGTACCTGGCGATCACGAACGCCTACCTGCCCGGCGAGGACTCAGTCGCCGAGCGGATGCGTGAGTCCTTCGAGAAGATCCGCGAGGGGCGCGCGGTCGACGTCGGCTTCATGTACGACTCGATCGAGGCGCACCCGGAGACTCCGCTCACGCCCGAGGCCCTGATCATCGTCATCCCGAAGATCCGGGGCGACGCGGCCTGGCTCATCCCCGGCACGATCATCCAGTCCATCCTCGACACGACCATCTCGGCCTCGCGCTCCAGGCGCATGTGGCTGAACCAGGTCGTCGCGGAAGAGGACGCGATCTACGGGCCGGCCGAGTGGGATCCCCTGCTCGACGACACCAAGAGCCTGAAGCCCGGCGACGAGATCGTCCTCGGCTTCGACGGCGGCAAGAGCTCGGACTCAACGGCCCTGGTGGCCATCAGGGTCCGGGACATGTTCGTCGTCCTGCTCAACATCTGGGAGCACCCAGAGGGCGAGGAGGGCAAGCACTGGACGGTACCTCGCGGTGAGGTCGACAGTGCGGTGCATGAGGCGTTCCGCATGTTCGACGTCAAGGCGTTCTTCGCCGACGTCGCCCTGTGGGAGTCCTACATCTCCGACTGGTCCGAGACCTACGGCGAGACGCTGGCCGTGAAGTCGCCGACCGGCAAGGACGCGATCGGCTGGGACATGCGTGGCTCGCAGAAGGCCGTGACGATGGCGCATGAGCGCCTGATGCGCACCGTCTTCGACAAGAAGATCGCGCACGACGGGGACCTGACGCTTCGGCGCCACGTCCTCTCTGCTCGCCGCCGTACGAACAACTACGGCATCTCGTTCGGCAAGGAGTCGAAGGACTCGCCGCGCAAGATCGACGCCTACGCCGCCCTGATGCTGGCGCATGAGGCGCTGTACGAACTCCGAGTTCGCGGCAAGAAGGTCCGGAAGCGGACCGGTCGCGGCTACTTCATGTGACCTGTGCAAGTGTGACAGAAAGGTGGTGAGGCATGGCCGACACCAGCCCAGCATCGCTGGCGAAGGAACTCCTCGCCATCCTCGATCGCGACGAAGCCCGGCTCCAACGGATCGACGACTACATCCACGGCAAGCACGACGACCCGTACATGCCGCCCCAGGCGGATGACGAGTACAAGCTGCTCGCCAAGCGGTCGGTGTCCAACTGGATGCCGCTCCTGATCGGAACGCCGGCCCAGGCCCTGTACGTGGACGGCTACCGTCCCGGCCGGTCCGATGCCGGCCTGCCCGAGGCGTCGTCCTCGACGAGCCCGGCCTGGTCGCACTGGCAGCGTTCCCGCATGGACGCCCGGCAGGCTGCGGTCTACCGGGGCGCCCTCGGCTTCGGTCACTCCTTCGTCCTGACGGAGAAGACCAAGAAGGGCGTCGTCTCGAAGGGCCTGTCGGCCAAGCGGACGGCGGCCCTGTACGAGGATCCGGCGAACGACGAGACTCCGTACGCCGCGCTCACGATCGTGACCAGGCCGAAGGGTGAGACCCCCGGTAAGGCGCGGATGTGGGACGGCAAGAGCGAGTACGCCGTCACCTACAAGGCCCTCGGCGATCCCGACTCAGTGAGGGTTGGAGGCGCCAAGCGCCACGGCTCCAGCGAGTGTCCGGTCACCCGGTTCGCCGCCTCCGTCGACCTCGAAGGTCGAACGGTGGGCGTGATCGAGCCGATGATCGCCCTTCAGAACCGCATCAACCAGACCATCTTCGACCTCCTGGTCTCGCAGACGTACACCTCCCATGAGGTGCGGTACGCGACCGGTATGGCTCCGCCCATGCAGATGGAGATGATCGACGAGAACGGCAACGTCACGACCGACCCGGCCCTCGCGGTCGACAGTCGACCCAAGCTCGACGCGGCCGGCAACCCGATCCCGGCGCAGATCAACCACAACGCGCGACGGTTCCTCTTCGCCGAGGATCCGGACGTGAAGTTCGGTTCGCTGCCCGCTGGCCCGATCAACTCCCTGATTGACTCGGTGGACATGAGCATCCGGCACCTCGCCGCGATCTCGCAGACTCCGCCGCATCACCTGCTCGGGCAGATCGCCAACCTGTCCGCCGAGGCTCTGCTCGCTGCCGAGACTGCGCTGTCCCGGAAGATCGCCGAGTTCCGCTCTCTCTTCGGGGAGGCGTGGGAACGGGTCTTCCGGCTTGCCGCTGAGCTCGAAGGCGAGTCCGCTGCGGCCGACGACTTCACTGGCGAAGTCCAGTGGCGCGACATGGAATCCCGCTCGCTGGCGCAGGCCGCTGACGCCCTCGGGAAGCTCGCCGACCAGCTCGGCATCCCGAAGCGTGGACTGTGGAAGCGCGTCCCTGGCGTGACCCAGACCGAGTACGAGGACTGGGAGCAGATGGCCGAGGAGGACGACTCCGTTGGCCAGCTCGCTACCGCCCTCACTCGGGCGACACCCGAGACCGTCACCTCCGTTCCGGCCACCCCGGACAGTGAGGTGATCGCCGCGTGACGACCCCAGCCCGACAGGCTGAGGCTGATCGCGCTGCGGTTGCGTTCCAGGCTGCCCTCACCGAGATCGGTGCAGGGACCGTCCAGGAGGCGCTGACCCTGTGGGGGGACGTCCCGGCTACGGCCAGGGCGTCCACCTCCGCCTCCTGGATGAGGCGAGCCATCAATCTGGTGATGGGCAGGCGGCGCCAGTCCAGAGACCTGGCCCGCGCCTACTACCGCCTGGTCCGCGCACTGCGGACCGGGAGCACGGTGGCTGATCCGTACCATCCCGAGCCCACGTACATCACCATCGACGTACTGCGCCGGGAGTTCGCAGAGCTGGCGGGAGAATCCGCTGAGCGCCCCCAGGAGGAGCGTTCAGACCCCCCTGGCTCCAGCGCCCCAGACTCCTCCTCGTCGGCCGCGAGCGGCGCGACCGTGGAAGCTGACGAGGAGGCGGAGACCGAAGCTCCAGAGACCGACCAGGAGTCGGACGAAGAGCTCGACCGCGTCCTGGTCGAGGAGCTTGAAGGTCTACGCGAAGCTGAGGAACGGATCGAGCGCGAGGCCGAGGAAGAGCTTCGCACCGTACTGGAAGCCCTCGGGCCCAACAATCTCCAGCAGAAGGTCGACAAGATCGACGGCGGCAGGACCGCTGACGAGGTCGACGGACTGCGGGATGAGGCCCACAGGCAGGCCGGCGCACGGCAGGCGGCAGCCGCTGAGCGCGTGGCCATGAACGGTGGACGCTCGACGGTCTGGAACCACGCCAGCCGCGATCGACGAGCCATCGGCTACATCAGACTCTCGCGTACCGGAACCCCTTGCGGCTGGTGCGCGATGCTCATTTCCCGTGGCCCGATCTACCGATCGGAGTCGTCCGCTGAGTACAGCGATGGCGACAAGTACCACGACAACTGCCACTGCTACGCGGAGCCCGTGTTCTCGCGAGAGCAGTACAACAGCTCGTCTGCGTACGAGCTGAACCGCCGGTACGAGGAGCTGTGGCCCCAGGTCACGCGCGGCCTCTCCGGTAAGGCGGCTGTGTCCGCCTGGCGCCGGTTCATCCGACGCGAACAGCAGGCCGCAGCCCAGGAGGCTCGGCGATCCACAACGAGCGTCCAGGAGGCGTGACAGTGCCCGAGCAGGAAACCCCCAGCACCGAGACCACCGAGTCCACGGAAGAGACCGTCGAGACGCCCCAGGAGGGCGAGACCCCCCAGGGCGACGAGACGCCGACCGAGGGCAAGCCGGAGGAGAAGCCGGCCGAGGAGACCGTTCCCGCCGACGTGCTGCGCAAGCAGCTCACCAGCGCGAACGCCGAGGCGGCCAACTACCGCACGAAGCTCCGCGAGACCGAGGCCAAGCTCAGCTCGGCCAAGACCGTCGAGGAGTTCGAGAGTGCGACCGCCGAACTGCGTGGGCAGATCGAGTCGCTGGAGCGGACCATCCTGCTGAACAACGTGGCGCAGAAGTACGAGCTCCCCGAGGCGCTTGCCAAGCGCCTGACGGGTTCCACCCCGGAGGAGCTGGAGGCGGACGCGAAGGAGCTCCAGAAGCTCGTCGCCCCGCCCGCCCCCGAGTCCCTTGCCGGCGGTCTCGACCCCGACGACAACGAGGACTTCGACCCGGTCAAGGCCGTCGCGGCGCTCCGTCGCAACCGCTACTGACCGACCCCCTCTCCTGGCCGAGTGTGCAAGTGAAGCACGCCGGACCTCCCCCCTACCGAAGGAGTAATTCCCAGTGGCTCACACCCCTGTCAAGCCGGAGAAGATTGCCGCGACTGCGGCCGTTGCTCTGGAGCAGGCCCTCGTCGTGCCGGCGCTCTTCCAGCGTGAAGGCATCGACCAGTACAAGGGCGCCAAGGACGACACGATCAACGTCAAGGTCGAAGGCGTCCTCCCGTTCCGCATCTACGACTGGCGCTCCGGCGAGCCGGGCTCGCCCACCCCTGGCATCCGTCAGGCGATCCAGTTTGACGAGTACACCGAGCGGACCGTCGCTGTGAAGTTCGGCGGCAACATCTACTCGGCCGTCAAGCTGACCGACGAGCAGGCCGAGTTCGACCTCAACGGCTGGGCCAAGCTCATGGCCAAGCAGACCGAGGCCATCGGTCGCGGCCTGGAGCACGAAGCCGTCCAGACCCTGGTCAACGAGACCTACGCTGTCACCCTCGGTGGCAAGGTCACTGACCGAGACCTGCGAGCCACCCTGATCCGCGCCCGTGAGGTGCTGAACCGCTTCATGGTCCCGCAGGAGGGCCGCGTCCTCGTGGTCGGCACCGGCTGGGAGACCGCGCTCCTCTCGGACGACAAGCTGAACCTCTCCGGCAACGTCGGTGAGCAGGAGGCTGTCTCCGCCCTGCGTGAGGCTTCGATCGGCCGTCGCTTCGGCTTCGACATCGTCGTCTCGATGGAGGTTCCGGCCGACGCTGCGTTCGCGCTGCACCGCTCCGCGTTCATCTTTGCGACCGGCGCCCCGAGCGTCCCGCAGTCCATCAAGGCAGGCGGTTCCGCGAGCCACAACGGCGTCGCGCTGCGCTGGCTCCAGGACTACGACGCGGACCACCTGACCGACCGCTCCGTGGTCAACACCTACAAGGGCTTCCGCTCGGTCAAGGACATCCTCGTCGGCACTGACGCCGAGGGTCAGTCCTTCGTCTCCGCGAACGAGCACTTCGTCCGCGCGATCAAGCTGGACCTCGACGCGACGGCCGACGTGCTGCCCGACCCGGACGGCCCTGACGCCGTCCAGCAGGAGCTCGCTGCGATCACCGGCGTTGCCGGTGCCGCTGACGGCCCGGCTGCCTGATCCGGCTGAGTGAGTGGGCGGGGTGTGCAAGTTGCGCATCCCGCCCCTCCCCGTGAGCGAAGGAGGACTACCTTGGCGGACTTCGCCACACTCGACGAGCTGAAGGCCCGCCTGGACTGGACGCTCGACGCTGACGAGGAGCGCATCGCTACCTCAGCCCTGGAGGACGCTTCCGACCTGGCTCGCGCCTACGCGGGCCGCGACTGGATACCCGTCACCACTGCCCCCAGGCTCGTTCGCACGCTGGTGCTGAAGGCGTGCAAGCGGTACATGAACAACCCCTCGGGCTACACGCAGTCCCGAGCGGGAGACGAAACCCTGGGCTGGAACGATGACGCCGGCACGGACGCAGGCACCGTCTACTTCTCCGGCGACGAGCAGCGGATGCTCGCCGAGATCGGTGGCCGCAAGGCTGGCCTGATCTCCGCAGAGATCTCCGCCTGGAACTCGGTCCGCCGACCCGTCCATGCGGGACTCGTCCCCGTCGAGGGCGGCGACAAGCAGCTCCCGTTCTTCCGCGAGGACGGTGAGCCCTGGTGAGCTCGATGCAGCGCAGGCGCGGCGTGACCGCGAAGGTGTGGAAGAGCGCCGTGCAGACCGACAACCGAGGCAACGAGGTCATCGTCGCCGACGCGATCGGCCCGCACGAAGTGCGCTGCGCGCTCATCCCCCAGCGTTCGGCCCGAGCCGAAGTGCCCGGTCAACAGCAGATCAACATCACGCGCATGATCGTGGACGCCAACCTCGAAGGCGTGACCCTCTGGTCGCGCGTCGAAGTGCTCGGCGCTCAGTGGGACATCGTGACGCCGCCGGCCTACCACCACGGAGATCGCAAGACCAGGCACTGGTCGATCGACATCCGAGAGAGGCCGCACTGATGGCGAAGATCTACCAGCGCACGCCGAAGATCGTGGCCCAGCACGCAGCCGTGCAGGACGAGCTCGAACGCCGCACCTTCGAGGTCGCGGTCCGAGCCGAGCAGATCCTCGTCGAGCACCGCCAAGACGGGCACGCCGAGATCGACGTCGAGCACGGAGACATCGACTACTACGTGGTCCTCTCTGACGAGCGCGGCCAGAAGGCGGCCCTGTCCATCGAGTACGGCCGAGAGGCCGGCGAGTACGAGGTGCGCGACCCGGAGACGGGCGAGATGGTCACCGTCGAGTACGGCGCCATGGAGGGCCTGCACGTCCTCGCGCAAGCCTCGCACCTCCCGAAGAAGCGGAAGGGCAAGGTGGACCTCGACTGATGGCTGGACTCCCTCCCGAGATCAAGGCGCTCGCCGAGCTCTCCCCCGTTGAAGACCTCCTGCTCGCGGTACTCCGAGAGGGCCTGCCCGGCATCTCCGTGCAGTCACTCATCTCGAAGAGCCAGGTCTTCCCCTTCGTCCTGATCCGCCGCGACCCATCCTTCGGGAACTGGGATGGCGACACGCGATTCACTGACTCCGCGCGAGTCGCGGTGCAGTGCTTCTGCGAGGACCCCAACGGCGACGAGGATGCGGCGATCCTCGCCGAAGCCGTCCGCGTCGTCATGCGGAACGCCTGGCTGAACCAGAAGGTGTATCCCGGACGCGGCCACATCACGCGAGTCGACCTCGCCTCGGCTCCTCGCCGGGCTACCGACTGGGCGACTGCGACGGGCCCTGTCCAGTACGCCGACCTCCCGACTGGGGTGTGGCGCTACGAGTCGCAGTACGACATCGAGATCCGCAAGCCGCGCTCCAAGCCCTTCCCCATCACCCCATGACCGGGTGTGCAAGTTGCGCACTCGACCGTAAGGAGGCCCCTTCGTGGCACTGAACGACAACGCCACTCTCGTCATTGGGAGCGGCAACTACCTGACCGCCCCCACCGGGACCGACATCCCGGCCGACCTTCTGACCCCGCTCTCCCCCTGGGAGGCCGTTGGCCACACCAGCCTGGAGGACATCTTCTCGATCACCTCCGAGGGTGGCGAGGCGACCGTCATCGGCTCCCTCCAGAACAAGAGCCTGCGGACCAAGTACAGCGCCCGTACCGAGACCATGACGTTCACGCTCCAGCAGTTCGACGTCGCGGGTCTGAAGCTGTACTACGGCTCCAACGCCCCGATCCTGCCGGACGGTTCGGTCGGTGTCCCGGCCGACCCGATCCCGACGACCTGCGGCTTCCTCGCGGTGTTCGTGGACGGCGAGAACCACTTCGCCTTCTACGCCCCGAAGGCCGAGATCTACCGCGCGGACGACGTGTCCTTCGGTGACACCGAGTCCCTGGCCGGCCTGCCTCTCGGCGTGAAGCCGATGACCTACGGCGCCAACTCCTGGACGTACTCGATCACCCCGCTGGGTGGTCCGGCTGCGACTGGCGCGACCGCCGGTACGCCGGGCACCTTCACCCCGTCCGGCTCGGTGGCTCCGTACGACCTGGCCGACCTCGGCCTGCTCACGGCCGACCCGACGACCGCGTGGGTCTCCACGCAGTACGTCGTTACCGGCGACGGTACCGAGGCGTACTGGAACGGCACCGCATGGGTCGAGGGCCGCGCGGCCTGATCCTGAACTCCCTCGGTGTGCAAGTGAAGCGGACCTCCTTGCGCACCGAGGGGCCCTCCGGGGCTCCTCTCCTGACGGTCCGCACCCATCGACTTGGAGGTCCGCAACCCCATGGCCAACTTCTCCCTCGACCAGATCCGCGCCGCCGCCGACGCGAAGTACGGCTCGACCGACATCGCCCTCGACGAGACCACCACGGTCTCCCTGCTGAACCCGCTTCGCCTGCCGAAGGCCAAGCGTGACGAGCTCACCACCATCCAGGAGCGGATGGACAAGGACGACGCGGACCAGGAGGCGCTTCTGTCCGAGGCGATCCTGCTCGTCGCCGATCACCCGAAGAAGGGTGAGGCTCTGCTCAAGGCGGTCAACGGCGACCTCGCGGTCCTGGCCGAGATCTTCGAGACCTACGGCAAGGGCACGCAGGTGGGGGAAGCCTCGGCCTCTGCCGCCTGATCGACGACTACGGGGAGGGGCTGTACGCCGACCTCCGCTTCCACTACGGCATCGACCTGGTGGACGTGATCGAGGGGCGAGGCCCCTCCCCGTACTTCGTGATGGCCCTCGTGCGGAGGCTGCCTGACACCTCCCTGACCGTCGCCCTCGCGTCGGGCGGCAGGGAGCACTTCGGCTGGGGCGTGGACCGCCACATGAAGGCCGACATCTTCGACGCGCTCAACCAGAACACCAGGGCCACTGGTAACTGGGGCAAGGGCAAGGCGCCCAAGTTCCCGCCCTGGCCTCGCCCGGCCACGAAGAAGAAGCAGGCCGGCGAGAAGAAGTCGGGTCGCATCTCCGTGGCGGAGATCTACAAGAAGTTCACCAGCCGGAGGTAAGAGATGCCCCAGGGTCAGGTCATCGGCCGCATCAGCGTCCGCGTCTTCCCTGACACAGACAAGTTCCGGAAGGACGCCGAGAAGCAGCTCGACCGCATCGAGAAGCAGCTCGAAGTCAAGGTGCAGGTCAAGCCGAACATGGCTGGCTTCGAGCGCGAGATGCTTCTGGAGATCCAGAAGATCAACCAGAAGAACCGCAACTCGAACGCGCGGAAGATCCGCCTCTACACGCGGATCGACACGTCGACCATGACCGGCGAGCTGGCCAAGGCGATCCGGAAGTACAACGACAAGGCGAAGTCCGGGTCGAAGGTTCAGATCCAGACCGAGCTCAGTGCGGGCGACATCAAGCTGAAGATCAGCGACCAGTCCCTGCGCGACATGACCGACCAGCTCAAGGACTGGCGGGACGACAACTCCCCGCTCAAGATCGACATCGAGCCTGACCTCTCTGCTGCCGGCTCGGCGCTGACGTCCGGCCGGCTCGCGGTCCTGACCCGCCCCCGCACGGTGTCGATCATCCCGCAGCTCAACAACGCTGCGGTCGCGAAGGTGGCCACGGCACTCGCAGCCCTGTCGGGTATCCGCGTGCTGAACAACCTCTTCACGAAGTTCGGCAACATCCTGAAGAACCTCGACAAGAGCGTGCCGATCATCGGCTCCCTCGCGTCGGCCATCGCTGGCCTCGCGGCCTTCGCGCTGACGTCGGCGAGCAACCTCTTCGCCCTGTCCGCCTCGCTCGCGCAGATCGGCGCCACTGCGCTGACCCTGCCCGGCATCCTGGGCGGCTTCGCGGTCGGCATCGGCGTCACCATCGCCGCACTGAAGGACTTCAACAAGGTCCTTCCCGAGGTCAAGAGCCAGCTCTCCGAGCTCCAGAACCAGATCAGCTCGAACTTCTGGGCGCAGGCCAAGGCCCCGATCCAGGAGCTCGTCGACACGCTCCTCCCCCGCTTCGCCGAAGGCTTCCGCGCAACGGCGACGGAGTCCGGCAAGTTCTTCGCCTCGTTCGCGACCGACCTCACGGCGGCCCTGAACCCCGGCATCGTCGACACGATGTTCGGCTACCTCAACCAGTCGATCCAGACTGCGACGGGTGGCACGAAGACCTTCGCCTCGATCATCGCCCAGCTCGGCGAAGTCGGCACCAGCTACCTGCCCAACCTGGCTGGCTGGTTCGTCAACATCACCAAGCAGTTCGACGAGTGGATGAAGAAGAAGGGCCAGCTCGGACTCCGCGAGGAGATCGACGCAGGCATCCAGGCGCTGAAGGATCTCGGCGGCGTCCTGTACGAGACGGGCGGCATCCTCGCTGGCGTCTCCCGTGCAGCGACCGAGGCTGGCGGCTCGTCCCTCGGGATGCTCCGCGACACGCTCGGCCAGATCCATGACGTAGTCGACTCGCCCGGATTCCAGAAGGGTCTGGTCGACGTCTTCAAGGCCGCGCATGAGGCGATGTCCAACCTCGCCGCAGAGGCCGGCCCGGCAGTGAAGAACCTCTTCATCGAGCTCGGCTCGCTCCTGACGACGATCCTGCCGCAGGCTGGCGAGATCCTGGGTACGGCCATCGGCGCCATCGCTGACGCCCTGTCGCAGCCCGCGATCACCGAGGGCATCAAGTCCATGTTCGATGGCCTCCTCCTCGCCGTGCAGGCCCTCGCTCCCGCGATGGCTCCGCTCGGCCTGGCGCTCGGCGCGATCATGGAAGTCGTCGCCGCGATGCTCCCGGTCTTCGCCGAGCTCGTCTCGGCTGCGGTCATCCCGCTGGCCGGCGCCTTCGCGGAGCTGGCTCCGCAGCTCATCCCGATCGTCGAGCTCCTGGGCGGCGCGCTGACGCAGGCGTTCGAGACGCTTGCGCCGATCATCGAGCAGATGGTTCCGCTCGTCGGGCAACTGCTCGGCGCAGCCTTCGGGATGCTCGCCACGATCCTGCCGCCGATCGCCGAGATCTTCATGATGATCCTCCAGGCGGTCGCACCCCTGGCGGAGACGCTGATCAGTGCACTGGCCCCGATCCTCCCGGTCCTGGCCGAAGCGCTTCAGACGATCTTCACTGCCCTCCAGCCGATCGTCGAGACGGCGCTCCAGATCATCACTGCGGTGATCGAGCCCCTGCTCCCGATGCTCTCGGAGGTCATTCAGTCCGTCCTGCCTCCGCTGGCCGAAGCGATTCAGCGACTGCTCGAAGCGATCCAGCCGGTGCTCGATGCACTGCTCGGGCTGGTCAACTTCCTGATGCCGATCCTGGTGCCGATCATCCAGTTCATCGTCGTGCTCCTCGCGGAGTCGCTGGTGGCTGCGGTCAACGGCGTGGCCCTCGTCTTCGAGGGTCTGGTCGAGATCGTCCAGGGTGTCTGGGACATCATCGTCGGCATCCTGAAGATGGCCTGGGGCCTGATCAAGGGCATCTTCACCGGCAACTTCAGCACGCTGAAGGAAGGCTGGGACCAGTTCTGGGACGGCATCTGGAACTTCGTGAAGGGCATCTGGGACGTGATCCTCGGCGCCTTCCGTACGTTCCTGTCGGTCGGCATCCTCGGCACGGCGACGAAGGTGCTCAAGGGTATCGGCGCCGCATTCAAGGCCGGATGGCGAGCGGTGGTCGACTTCTGCAAGTCGGCCTGGTCGGCGATCACTTCCGGGTTCAGCTCGTTCGCGAGCTGGCTGGGCGGTCTGGTCTCGTCGATGATGTCGAAGGTCGGCGGGTTCTTCTCGCGCGGCTGGACGGCCATCCGAGAGACGGCCACCACCGCCCTGTCCAACCTGATCAAGACGGTCGGAACCTGGATCGGCAAGGCGATCACCGCGATCGGCGAGCTGCCCGGCAAGGCGAAGGAAGCCCTGGGCAACCTGGGCTCTACGCTGAAGGATGCCGGCATCAAGCTGATCAAGGGCTTCATCAACGGCATCACCTCGATGTTCAGTTCGGTAAAGGACAAGCTCGGCAGCCTCACCGACAAGCTCACGTCCTGGAAGGGCCCCGAGTCCCTTGACCGCGTGCTCCTGGTGGGCGCCGGCAAGCTCGTCATCGACGGCTTCATCAGGGGTCTGGAGTCCCGGTATGACGCGGTCCGCAAGTCCCTCACGGGGCTGACGGAGGACGTCGCCGGTACCCAGTTCGACTCCCCCAACGTCGGACAGTTCGGCGTCTCGCGCGGCATCACGTCGGCGATCAGCGCCTCCATGGCCAGCTCGGCAGGGGGTGGCACTACGAAGGTTCTCAACTACTACGCAGCGCCCGGCTCCTCTCTCGGCTCCGAAGAGGATCTGTTCGCCGCTGGCAACCGCGCTCGGATGGGATGGTGATCGACGATGCCGAAGCTGCTCCTGACGAGCGGGGCTGACACGCTCAACCTCAACGAGATCATGGACACGGGCCTGGGCTACCAGGCCAAGACGGGGGCGACAGGCTTCGGCCTGCCCCCCGTCTCCGTCCAGTGGCTCGAAGGCGCCGGAGACGGCGCCGTGTTCCGGCGGAGGCGAGTCTTGTCCAGGGACATCGACATCCCGCTGGAGATCCTGGCGAGAGATCGTCAGCACCTGCAAGCGATGCTGTCCCGGCTGGCCCTCGCGCTGGCCGGGCAGTGCACCCTCACCCTGCTCGATGACGACGGCACACGCTGGACCATCGACGTCTACCGCGTCGGCGGAGGTGAGTACGCCTACGGCGTGGACACGATCGGCGAGCGCGAGTTCGAGACCGTGATCACCTTCCGATCTGGCGACCCGTACTGGACCTCCTCGCGAGCCCAGACGCGGAGCGTGGGAGGGACTACGGCTGCGCCGTTCCTGAGCTCGCTGGTCTCCGTGCAGGTCTCGGCCTCGCAGGCGATCGGCGAGATCCAGCTCGACAACTCGGGCGACGCGGAGGCGTATCCCATCTGGGAAATCCTCGGACCCGGCACCAACTTCGAGGCCGTCTCCCCGGCGGGCGAGCGCCTGGCCTGGAACGGCACGCTCGGAGTGAACGACCGACTGATCATCGACTCTCGCAAGGGAACGGTGGTCGACCAGGACGGCGTCAACCGGTACGCCGAGCTCGAAGAGGCGCCTCGCTTCTGGACCGTGAAGCCCGGCATCTCGACCGCGACCGCACAGCTCGAAGGGATCGACGCGAACTCGAAGATCGTCTGTTCGTGGAGGCCCCGCAAGTGGATGGTGGTGTGAGTGCGCCTCGAAGACATCACCGTCGAGGTTCGTGACAAGCAGCTCACTCGGGTTGGCCTGATCCGGCCCGAGGAGCTGCGGCTCGAAGTCGCGGACACCTTCAACAACGTGGGCGACTGGCGGGTGCAGCTCGGGATCGAGAACCCGCTCTGCAACGCGCTCCGTGCGCCCGGCGCGGGCATCATCATCACCGGCCCCAACGACATCATCATGTCGGGGCCGATGGTGAAGTCCGAGTTCGCGGCCACCCCCGAAGACCCCGGAGGCAGCGTCTCGTTCGAGGGCGTGTCCGACACGGTCATCCTCGCCGACACGCTCGCCTTCCCGGATCCGACCAACCCCAACGGGGCCAGTCAGACACTCGCTCACGATGTCCGACAGGGCACGGCGGAGGGTGTCATGCACTCCTTCGTCATGGCCAACATCGGTCCAACAGCCCCCGCCGAACGGCGCAAGGCGCACCTGATCGACGGCCCGAGCGGAGAGCGCGGACCGAACGTCATCAAGTCCGCCCGCTTCCCCGTGCTGGGCAACCTGCTCTCCGAGCTGGCCCTGCTCGGCGGACTCGGTTTCCGTGTCGTACAGCGCGGTGACGACCTGGTCTTCGAGACCTACCAGATCACCGACCGCTCGGCGACGATCCGCCTCGACGTGGCCAACGGCTCCCTCGCCGGCCAGCGCGTAGCCATCACCCCGCCCGGCGTCACACGCGCCATCGTGGCCGGTCAAGGCGAGCTGGTGAAGCGCCAGTTCCTCCAGGTGCAGACGCCTGAGTCTGTCGCCGCCGAGGCCGACTGGGGCCGCCGCATCGAGAAGTTCATCGACCAGCGGAACACCGACAAGTGGGACGAGCTCCAGCAGGCCGGAGACGAGGCCATGGAGGACGCAGGCTTCACCGCCGTCAACGTCCAGGCCGTGCCCATGGAGGACACCGCGATGCGCTTCGGCATCGAGTGGGGTCTGGGTGACAGGGTCTCCGTCGTTGTCGACGATCAGGAGCTGAAGTCCAACGTGACCGGCATGACCCTGCGGGCGAACGACGAGGGCTTCAAGGTTGGCGCCCTCCTGGGTGACGCGACCGGGTTCAACGCGGACGCCGCTCTCGCGAAGCGTGTGACAAGCACCGAGAGCCGCGTCTCACAACTGGAGCGGACGTCAGACATCGGCGCCGCAGCCGACAACCAACTCTTCTCGATCATGGGGGTGTACTGATGGCCACAGCGCCGAAGAACTTCTGGCGGGGGCAACTCCCCACGGCGGAGACGGTCGTGTACTCCGCGCCGTCGAACGGCCAGGCGATCGTCACGGACATCGTGGCCACGAACATCTCGACGGCCAGTGCGCTGATCGCGGTGAAGATCAACGACACCCCCCTGCTCGCGAACGTCGGCATCCAGCCGAACGGAGTCTTCGCGATCCGCATCTCGCAGGTGCTGGAACCCAACGACACGATCAAGATCCAGGGCAACTCGGCCACGGCCTACGCCCACATCAGCGGAGTGGAGGTCGCGTAAGTGGCGACAACTTGGTACCCCTACGACGAGGGCACGGTCGGCGCGACAGGCCCCGAGGGTCCGGCTGGAGCCACTGGCCCGGCCGGCGCCCCCGGCGTCGTCCAGTCCGTCAACGGGCAGAGCGTCGCAGCCGTCGTGCTCGACGCCGATGATGTCGGCGCCCTTCCGAACAACGCCAACGCGACGCTCGCCGCGTCGTACATGAACCTCAACCGGGCAGCCGGTAACTTCCGCGCCTACCGCTGGCTCACTTCCGGAGTGAGTCGCTGGGAAGCTCAGGTTGACGATGTTGCCGAGGCTGGCTCGAACGCCGGCTCCGACTTCCGTCTCTCCGCCCGGAACGATGACGGCTCGTTCAACAAGACCGTCATCCACGCGAAGCGGTCTGACGGCACGATCTCCCTCGGTACCACGGTCCACCACGGCTCAGCCCAGGTGACCTCCTCTGGCGCTCTGGGTGTACGAGACATTGGCGCCGACCCGGCGACCGCCTCCGGCGGCACCTTCATCTACTCGAAGGGCGGCAAGCTCTTCATCAAGGAGGGTGACGGGACCAGCTTCCAGATCTCGCAGGTCTCCTACCCGGTCCTCTCCGTGAACGGCGACACCGGCAACGTCACGCTCGGCGCCGCTGACGTGGGCGCCTTCCCGATGACCGGCGGCCTGGTGAACGGAAGCGTGAAGGCGAACGGTAACGCGGGCACGTACCGCACCCTCGCCCTGTCGAGCGCGGGCTCGGACCGCTGGTACATCCAGGCCGACGACGCCATCGAGCCTGGCGACGGCACCGGATCGAACCTCGTCCTCACCGCGCGCAACGACACGGGCGGCTTCTCAAAGCACGTCATGTACGCCAAGCGCGGCACCGGTCAGACCGCCTTCGGTGTGACCGTCCCGCTCGGCGATGCGCAGATGACGAGCAACGGGGCGATCGGTATACGCGACCTGGCCTCTGATCCCGCAAACGCCTCGGGGGGCATCCAGCTCTACTCGAAGGCGGGCCTGCCGTACATCAAGCAGGCGGACGGCTCGGTCTTCCAGGTCGGCTCGGGTGGAGGCTCGGGCGGCGGAGCCGTCGACTCCGTGAACGGCATGACCGGCATTGTCACCCTCGACGCGGCCAGCGTCGGCGCCATACCCAAGGATCAGGACGTCTCAACGTCCGGTCGGCTCACCAGCACCAAGGGCTTCGTCGTCAACTCGGCGGACGTCAACGCCAATCCGATCGTCACCGACTCCCCCGAGGGGCAGATCGCGCGCCTCGCGGTCATGCGGACAGGCGGCGTCGACAAGCTCTCCCTCAACGCTGGCGGCGACCTGACGATTGCCGGCGCGCTGACGGCTGGCGGGACGAGCACGGTCCCGAACCTGCGAGTCGGCTCCTCCGGCTCCTTCGGCGGGGCCTCCGGCTCGATTGTCGCCATGGCCAACGCCACGACGCTACCGACCTCCAATCCGTCCGGCGCGATCCTCTACGTGGACGCTGGCGTGCTGAAGGTTCGACAGGCGGACGGTACGGACGTGACCGTGCGGAATGTCAGCCTCGACGACCTGGGCGGCATCCCGTACACCGAGAAGGCTGCGACCAACGGCATCGCCTCGCTCGACTCCTCGAAGAGAGTTCCGATCGCCCAGCTCCCCGAGCTGGCCGCTCCGCAGGAGTTCACTCCTGGATCGCTGGGCCTGAAGGCGTGGACGTCAGACCCGATGAACTGCATCTCGACCGGAGCGTTCACCGGCACAACGAACGCCCGCGTCGCGGCGGTCTACCTCAACACCGCGCAGACGATCACGAAGATCGCGTGGCACTTCACCGGGTATGCGGGCGGACTCCTCGACAACTCCTGGGCTGCGATCTACGACTCTGCCGGTGCCCGCAAGGCGTACAACAACGACATCCATACCGGCGTCAACGAGCCGGCCGAGCAGCACGGCGTGGGTGGCGGCATGTCCACCATCCCGGTCACCAGCGTGACGCTTCAGCCGGGCCTGTACTACATCGTCTGGAGGTTCGTCTACACGACCTCTCCGGCCAACGGTCCGATGTGCCTCCAGTACGAGAACAGCGCGGGCGCCCCGCCGAACTTCTTCGGCACGGGCAACGTCAAGCGGTTCGGCGTTCTGGATGCGGGATCCCAGAACACCGCGTACACCACCCTCCCGGTCTCTTCCATCCAGAACGGCGCCAACCGGTTCTGGGCGGCGCTCGCGTAAGGAGGTGTGCAAGTGGGACTACTGCTCCCTGGCTACATGCCTCGCGGCGTCGTGGCCATCACGACCGACCTGGCTGACACGGCCTACGTCGGCAACACCGAGGTGATCGTCTACCAGCTCCCGTTCGTGGCCGCCCCGAAGCGCATCTACAAGGTGCAGTTCCGGGTCGGCCGCGCGGACACCGACTCCGGAGGCGACAACACGAACAGCGCCATCCGCTACGCCAAGCAGTCCCTGGTGGCCAGGTGTCGGTGGGCCTCCGCGTCCACCGTCACCACCTCCAACCCGCACATCGGTGAGGTCAGGGTGACCACCTTCGACGACGACTCCTCGACGGCCACGGGCATCGACGCCCACTGGTTCCTCCTGAACCCGCCCGCCGGGCAGTCGGCCGTAGGCATTGGCATCTGGGCCGCGCGCTCGCCAGCCACAGGGACCGGGACGATCTTCGGCCAGGTGCGGTGCCTGGCCGACGGCAACGCCCATCTCGCCATCGAAGATGTCGGCCCGTACTCCGAGTAACTGACCCCTCTCCAGAAGGAGGACCCTCAGCGTGTCCATCAGCTCCTACCCGTTCGACGGCCAGGCCGTCTCCGAGGGGCAGTACAGCTACCTCTTCCGCGAGCTCTCCTCGCACTCCGGCATCGCCTCACCTGAAGGTCTGGGAGGCTCCAGCTTCAGTGTGTACGGCGATGCCTCGGGAATGCAGGTCAAGGTCAATCCCGGCTTCGCGATCGTGCGCGGCCACGCCGTGCAGTCGACGGCGACCGAGATCATGACCATCGCAGCCGCGAGCGCGGCGGTCCGCTACGACCGCATCGTGCTCCGCCTCGACCCGACCGCCAACTCCATCACCATCGCCGTCGTGCAGGGCACCTCGGGTGGCGGGCTCCCTGCCCTGACGCAGACCGACACGGGCGTCTACGAGTTCCCGCTGGCTACCGTCACCATCCCGGTCGGCGCCGCGACCATCACTTCCGGCAACGTCCAGGGCGAGCGCGAGTTCCTGGGTAACTCGGTCGGCGCCTGGACGACCGCGACGCGGCCGACCTCTCCCCGCATGGGCCGGCTCGGGTACAACAACTCCACGAAGGTCTGGGAGTTCTGGAACGGGACGCTGTGGCAGGATCTCGCGCCGAGCGTCACCTGGTCGACGATCGAGGGGCGGCCGTCCACCTTCTCCCCGAGCGAGCACACACACCCGTGGGGCGAGGTGACCGGCAAGCCGACGACCTTCACGCCCGCCGAGCACTCGCACTCCTGGTCCTCGGTGACCTCGAAGCCCTCGACGTTCCCGCCCTCCAGTCACTCGCACTCCTGGAGCTCGATCACCTCCAAGCCCTCGACGTTCCCGCCGAGCTCGCACAGCCACTCCAGCTACCTGACCTCCGGCGAGACGATCGCCTGGGCCAACGGGTCGAAGAAGCCGCACAACAACGCAGCCTCCGGCTCGGGCACCTGGTACGCGGTCTGGGTCGAGGGTGACGGCACCTTCTGCCGGAACACCTCCTCGATCAAGTTCAAGGAGAACGTCCGCGACTACGACATCGACGCCGAGGACGTCCTCAACCTGCGCCCGGTCGTCTACGACCGCAAGGACACCGTCAACGAGGACGGCTCCGTCAAGGAGGGCCGCAAGGACGAGGTCGGCCTGATCGCTGAAGAGGTGGAGGCGGCCGGCCTCGGCTGGCTGGTCAACTACCTGGACGGCGAGGTCGACGGCCTGCGGTACGACCTGCTTGGCGTCGCCCTGCTCCCGGTCGTCCAGCGCCAGGCGTCGCAGATCGCCGACCTTGAGGCTCGCCTCTCTGCCCTCGAAGGGCGGCACGCCTCCTGATGTTCATGTCCGCAGCAGAGCCCACGACCAACGTCGCGCTCATCACCACGGGAGGCACCGTCGCCGTGGCCCTCATCGGAGCCCTCGTCGAACTTCTTCGACGCCAGCACAACGCCATCGAAGAAGTTCGCGAGAACGCTCGCGAGGCCAGAGACCAGGTCGCCAACACCCACAGCACGAACCTGCGAGACGACCTCGACGACCTGCACGAAGACGTACGCGAGGTGCTGCGCGTCCTCCAGTGCCATACCGAGGAGATCGGCGGCCTGCGTGACGACCTCCGCCAGGAGCGCCGCGAGCGCCTGGCCGTAGCCGACCGACTCGACGACCACATCACCAGCAACGCCGCCTGATCAGGAGGTACCACACCGCATGTCCGTCAACATCATCTCCCGTTCCGAGTGGGGCGCTCAGCCCTGGAACGGAAACCCCTCGTACGTCGCGCTCTCGCAGCGCACCGAGTTCTTCGTCCACTACGACGGCGGCACGCCGATCACCTACACGGGTGTGCAAGTGCCGCGAGCGATCGACCGGACCCACCAGAACCAGGGCTGGGCCGGCATCGGCTACAACTTCGTGGTCGACCAGGATGGCAACATCTACGAGGGCCGTGGCTGGGAGCGCCAGGGCGCGCACTGCCCCAACCACAACGTCTCCGGCATCGGCGTGCAGATCGCCATCGGCGGAAGCCAGGAGCCGAGCGCGAAGGCGCTGGCCGCGTGCCGCGCACTGTACGACGAGGCGTGCCGCAAGACTGGCCGCAAGCTGGCCAAGAAGGGCCACAAGGACGGCTTCGCGACCGCCTGCCCCGGCACCAAGCTGTACGCCTGGGTCAAGGCCGGGATGCCGGCCGGAGACTACGACGCCCCGGACGCCCCCTCGGGCTCGACGGTGGCTCGCTACCAGGTCACGATCAACGGCCTGAAGTACGGCTACGGCGCCAAGGGTGATCACGTCACCAAGGTCGGCAAGGCCCTGGTCGCGAAGGGCTTCGGCAAGCACTACGCCGAGGGTCCTGGCCCGACCTGGTCCGACGCGGACACGAAGAACTACGCGGACTTCCAGCGCAGCCTCGGCTACTCCGGCTCGGACGCGGATGGCGTCCCCGGCGAGGGCAGTCTGAAGAAGCTGCTCGGCACTCTCCCGAGCGCGACCGCCTCGAAGCCCGCCCCGAAGCGGTACGAGCCCTTCCCTGGCGCGGCCTTCTTCAAGCGCGCCCCGCGCTCGGCGATCGTCACCGCGATGGGTAAGCGCCTGGTCGCGGAGGGCTGCGGCGTCTACTCCTCGGGCCCTGGCCCGCAGTGGACGGAGTCCGACCGGAAGTCGTACGCGAAGTGGCAGCGCAAGCTCGGCTACTCCGGCGCCGATGCGGACGGTTACCCCGGCAAGACGTCGTGGGACAAGCTGCACGTCCCGGAGGTGTGATCCTGTGGCCAAGCACGCACGCGTGACCGACAAGGGTCTGGGCGCCATCGCTCGGGCTCTGCCCACGAAGTACAAGTCCAAGGCCGGACTCATCTCGGCCGTAGCGGGTGTGGCCCTGTCTGTGGCCGTCTACTTCCAGACGGACTACCCGCAGCTCGCCCTCGCGATCCAGGCGCTGACCGCCTTCGGCTTCATCGAGAAGCCCGACTCCGAATGAGAGAAGCCCCCGCTGGCCTGACGGCTGGCGGGGGCTCTCTTCGCGTCTCAGCTCTTCTTGCTGGCCTCGATCTCCTCCAGGGTCGTGACCCTTGGCCGGCGCCGAGCGGGCGCCTTCTTGGCCGCCTTCTTCGGCTCGGGCTTCGTCTCGGACTTCGGCTCGACTCCCTCGAACTCGGCGATCAGGCGCTCGATCGGTTCGGCGTGCTCCGTGCACAGATCCTTCGTCCACTTCCGGCCATCGTCGGTCTCGATCGTGTACGTCTGCGCGGGTACCTTCCGGTCAATGTCACATGCGATGACCTGGATCTTCATGCGAAGCCACCTTCGGTGTGCATCTTGTCTCGTCCCTTCCGACCATACCTTGGCGATCTTGACTACTGGCGAGTATCGTGCAAGTGTAGGCGGCTGCGGAAAGCCGCGAGCAAAATGAGCACAACCGAATGGAGCGGTATGGCGAAGCGCAAGATCCAGAACGAACAGGAGGTCATCCGTTGGTTCGAGGAGGGTCGAACTTACGCATGGATGATCGAGGAGTACAAACGCAAGTACGGGATCGAGACCGTCCCCTCGATGTGGGGGAACTTCCGGCGTCGCCGGGGTCTGGATCGACGCATCGCGCGGGATGACGACCTCATTCCGTGGGAGGTCAAGGAGGAGCATCGCTGGCTGTACCCGGTCATGATGCTTCGCGTAGAGGCTCGGCGGCGTCAGGGATTCACGCTGACCGACACGGATCAAGCCCGACTGAAGTCCTGGAAGGAGACTCTTGAGGAGGAGGGGGCGGTCGTGCACTACGACCCTGACACCGAGGACGGCTTCTTCTACATCCCTCGCTCGTCGGAGGATGACGACATCATTCGCCGGCCGAAACGGAAGACCACGGCGCGGAAGAACGCCGACAACAACTGATCCTGCCAGGACAGACAGAACCCCCCGCATGGAAGCTGCGGGGGGTTCTGCCATTTCCACCGTAAAGCGCTGGTTCGCGGGGGTTCAAATTTCCCCCATGTGGATCGTGCAACCATTTGCTCACGTCCGGAGTCGTACCTTCCAGATCATGCAGATGTCGCAACGTATGTGGCTACAGCGTGAAGGTGTGGCTTGACAGATCGTTGAACCCTCATGCAGGATGATCCGAGTCAGCAACACTTGCACACGACGATGGGGGTTGGTACGGTTGATTCTCGCGACAGGGGAAGAGTCGAGGCACGGTGGATGGGAAGCGGTGTACCGCTCCCCTGACGGAGAGATCGAGCTCGTCGTCAACGAGCCCGCCTACGACTTCCACATCGACGCGAGCCCCGATTACAGGCCGAGCCAGATGAGGCTCGTCCTTGACGAGGCGACCCGCCTCGGGCTCGAACCCCTCGACGACGACGAGTGCCCCCCAGAGATTCAGGAGGACGGAACGATTCGCTTTTACCTGTGCCCGCGTACCACATTCCAGGCCCAGCCTCTGAAGGTGGTCGCGTGAGCCTCAACCTCATCGACATCCCGACCAAGCCGGCACACCCCAACGACGCCGTCCCTCGCGACGGCCACGGCAAGCCGCTCGTCATCCCGGAGGCCGGAGGCAAGCCGAAGGCCCTGATCCGCACGACGACGTTCATCGACTGCATCGAGGACAAGAGCAGCCTGGTGGACTGGGGCAAGCGGATGGTCCTGGTGGGCGCACAGAAGCGCCCGTCCCTCCTGGACGCCGTCGCCGAGCTGGACCCGAACGACAGGGCCGACAAGCAGAAGCTCAACGCCCTGGCCGAGCGGGCTCTGGACATCTCCGGCGCCAACGACAAGCGCGAGAAGGGCACCTACCTTCACGACCTGTCGGAGTACGTGGACCGAGGGGAACAGCTCCCCCGGCACATCTCCGAGCAGGACTTGCAGGACATGATGGCCTACATGGTGGAGACGGCCCCGCTCACCGTTCACGCGGTCGAGCAGTTCGTCGTCTGCTCCGAGCTTGGGGTGGGCGGCACCTTCGACCGAACGTACGGATACGAGGGCCTGGACCCCAACGGCAAGCCCGTGTCGGGCCGCTTCATCGGCGACCTGAAGACCGGCTCCGTGGAGTACGGCGGCCTGAAGATGGCCATGCAGCTCGCGATCTACTCGCGGGCGAAGAAGTACGACCACACGCTCTTCCCTGCCCCGAACCGCGAGGTAGACGAGAAGGCGTTCCAGAAGTGGAAGAAGACCGAGGTCGAGGCGGCCGACGCCGCGAAGGCGTACAGCGTGCCGGAGCCGGTCAACCAGGACTGGGGCATCATCGTCCACTTGCCTTCCGGCGAGGGAGTGTGTAAGTTGTACTGGGTCGACCTGAACATCGGATGGAAGGCGGCGCAGCTCGCGCTCACCATCCGCGAGATGCGGTCACTGTCACGCAAGGCCATGATGCCGTTCGTGACGCAGGACACATGAACCGGAGTTGACTTCGACTCCCAGAGTGTGTAAGTTTTACAGCGTCAACGAGGGAGACCTCGAAGACACCGCAGAGCGAAAGTTGCACACCGGCCGGAAATCGGATACGGTGGACAACGACAGCGAGAGAGAGGAGTACAGCAGCCAGTGAGCGAGATCAGCGTCACGATCAAGTACGACAAGGGGCACGACGCCACCTGGGCGGTCTTCCGAGGTACGGCCGGCGAGATCAGGGCCGACGTCATGGAGTTCTTCGGGATGGACCCCGCCACGCAGCAGGGTCTCAGCCTGAGCAGCATCGTGACGAACGCGACCCAGATCGCGCACGGCAAGGGCCTGATCGCGACGGCGCTCGGCGCCACGGTCGTCGAGGAGACCACCACGGAGGAGCCGGCCAAGCCGAGCGGCGACCCGTGGGCGGCTGCGGCCAACGTGCAGCCTGGACCTTGGCCCGGAAGTGCAAGTGCAGCAGAACCCAAGAAGGATGACCCGAACGCGTACATCCTCGGGGAGATCGAAAAGCAGACCACGGTCGACGGCCTCAAGAAGCTGTGGGCCGCGAACCAGAGCTTCTTCTCGGACGCCAGCGTGATGGCGGCCTGGAAGGCGAAGGGCAAGTCCCTCCAGTAGGCGCGCAGCGCCAACCTCAGTAACTCACCTCACCCTGTAACTGCCCGGCAGGGCAACGAACAAAGGAGATCAACACAGTGGCTCTCAACCTCATCGACATCCCGGTCCAGGGCGGCGGCTGGTTCAAGCCGGCGGAGAACATCAACTCGGTCGCCATCCTCCTGGAGGTCCACCAGTTCGAGCGTCAGCGCCCGACTCCGAACGGCCCGAAGGACTCCGTCCTCGCGGACGTGACCGTCTTCCAGGACGCCGGCTCGCTCCAGGCCGGCACCCCGCAGGTCACCAAGGGCCAGAGGATCGAGCAGACCATCCTCGCCCGCGACCTGGAGACCATCGTCGGCGGCGCCACCATCGTGCAGCTCGCGCAGGTTCCCCCGAAGAAGCCCGGCGCGCACCCGGCGTGGGTGTGGCGTCCGATCACCGACGCCTCGGTCCGCAACGCGGTCATCGCGTACGCCGAGAAGCGGGAGAAGGCGGCCGAGGCGGCTGTTGCCGACGCCCCCGACTTCGACTGACCTGATGTGCAAGTGAGACACGCCGAGCGACTGAGAGGAGGTCGATGACCGGGCGCCAGCCCGGAGGGAGGAGGTCTCAGTGAGACCGAGCTGGGACGAGTGGGCCCTGGCCATGGCGGACGTCGTGGCTACGCGAGCCGACTGCACGCGCTCCAAGGTGGGGGCCGTGATCCTGAGCCGGACGCACCGCGTCCTTGCCGTTGGGTACAACGGAGCCATCGCCGGTATCCCCGGCTGCGAGAGTGCGGGCAACTGCCCGCGAGGTCGCCTGTCGTACGACGAGGTTGCGGCGGACAGCGACTACGCGAACTGCATCGCGACGCACGCCGAGCGCAACGCCATCGAGCACGCCGATCCGTACGAGCTGGCCGGAGCCACGCTGTACGTGACCCGTAAGCCGTGCCCTGCCTGCCAGACCCTGATCGAGGCGTCGGGCATCAAGACGACCATCTACCGAGAGGAGTCCAGTAAGTGCTCACCCCAGGAAGGTCCCTGGCGCTCCATGCTGAATCAGGCCGTGAACTCCCGCGCGTAGAGGCGTTCGCCGACCTGTACTCGATGGGCGTGAGGCCCCGGCATGGCGAGGTCGTGATGATCGCCGGTCGCTCCGGCACGCAGAAGTCGGGCTTCGCCCTGTTCTGGGTGGCGCAGATGAACTTGCCGACGCTGTACTTCAGCGCGGACATGAGCGCCTTCACCGCGAGCTCGCGACTCGCGTCCATGATGACGAAGGACACCTCGACGATGGTCGAGGCCGGCATGGCGGAGGGCGGCAAGTACCGCCAGGAGTACATCGACGCGCTGGCCGACCTGAACATCACCTTCTCGTTCGGCTCGCCCATCACCTGGCGCGCGGTCGACGAGGAGCTGGAGGCGTACGTCGAGCTGTGGGACGAGTACCCGCAGGTCATCGTGTTCGACAACCTGATGGACTTCGAGAACGCCGAGTCGGACTACACCGAGCAGATGGCCGTCATGCAGGGTGCGACCGAGCTGGCCCGCCACACGGGCGCCACGGTCATCATCCTGCACCACGCGAGCGACAAGGCATGGGAGGCGAAGACGTCGCCCTGGAACCCGCCGAGCCGGGACCAGGTCAAGGGTGGCCTCTCCGAGAAGCCTGAGCTCTCGCTCTCCGTGGCGCTCGACCCGACGTCGATGGCGTACCACGTCGCCTGCATCAAGCAGCGCATGGGCCCTTGCGACCCGACCGCGCAGCGGTACGCGACGATGATCTGCGAGCCGGAGTACACCCGGTTCCGCAAGGCGGAGATCCGGCAGGTGGCAGCTCAGCCCGCCAAGCCTGCCGAGGAGTGGAGCCCGACCAAGGTTGCGTTGAACCTGGGCTCGTAGTGTGATACTGTAGCAACATCGCCGGGCAACAGCTCGGCCTTACCGGGAGGTGGTGTGCAAGTTGAGCAACAGCATCGCGGCGAGGAACCGCCGCAACAAGCGCAAGGGCGCGGACTGGGAGTCCGACCTGCGCGACGGCCTGCGGACGCAGGGCTTCGACGTCGAGTCCCTTCGCCTGGCCGGCAAGGAGGACGAGGGCGACATGGTCATCCGCGAGGGCGACGGCAAGTACCTGGTGATCGAGGCGAAGAACGCCAAGTTCGAGCCGGGGGTCTTCCTCGGCCAGGCGATCGTCGAGCGCGAGAACTTCGCCAAGCACCGGGGCCTGGACCTGGACGACGTCGACTCGATCGTGGTCGTCAAGCGCCGGGGCAAGAACTGGCGCCAGGCGTTCGTGCTGACGACCGTCGAGGACTACCTCGGGCTGGACCCCCAGTGAGCGAGGACGAGTTCTACGCCTTCCTCGCCTGGCTGGCCGATCCGGAGTCGGACCCCGCCCTCGTCCTCGCGGTCGAGGAACGGTACGGGGTGCGGCTGTGAGGTGGCACCGGGTAGAGGAGCGCACAGGCGGAGGCGACGACAGCAAGCCCTCGCTCGTCGCGACGATGCACCACTTCGACGTCGACTTCAACGACCAGCGCAACACGGGCATGGCCAAGTGCGCGCTCCATGACGACAACACCCCGTCGATGTCCTACCGGCTCGACGAGGGCCTGTGGAACTGCCACTCCTGCGGCAAGGGCGGCGACAGCTACACGCTGATCATCGAGTACCACCGCGAGCAGTTGAACAAGGAGATCGACTTCAAGGGCGCGAAGGACTACGCCCGCGAGCAGGCGATCGAGGAGAGCGAGGCCGGGCCTCGCGAGGAGAGCTACACCAGCCGCTACGGAGGCGGCCACCGGGCGGCAAGCAAGAAGCCCGGCAAGAAGCCAGGAGGCGGCTACGTGCCGGCCTGGAAGCGGAAGTAAGGAGGAGATCCAGCTTGGCCGAGCACGAACCGCTCACGCCGCTCTCGACGTCCCAGAAGGAGATGCTGGAGGAGGCGGTGAGCACCTACCAGGAGCACATGACCGCCGAGGCCGCCAAGTACCTGATGGACCGAGGTATCGGGCGGGACGAGGCCCTGGCCTTCCGGCTCGGGATCGTCGCCGACCCGGCGCCGGGACATGAGAAGTACCGAGGGATGCTCGCCATCCCCTACCTCGGACGGAACGGCCAGCCGCTCACCGTCCGGTTCCGCTGCCTGGCGGAGCACAACCACCGCGACTACTTCCACGGCAAGTACAACACGATCAAGGACGACATCCCCCGCATGTTCAACATCGGGGCCGTCCACCGCGCAGGCGAAGAGATCCACGTCACCGAGGGCGAGCTCGACGCCATCATTCTGAACAAGCTCGGACTCCCCGCAGTCGCCATCCCCGGCGCCAACATGTGGTTCGGCAGGCATCGAAGGATGCTCGCTGGCTTCAACCGCGTGTGGACCTGGGCCGATCCCGACGACGCGGGAGCTGAGCTCACCGGCAAGGTAACCCGAGCCCTGCGTACCGCCAAGGCGGTGCGACTGAAGGCCGACGTAACAGACGAGTACCTGGCGCATGGTGCCGAGCACCTGCTCGCCAAGGTCCAGAAGGAGGACTGACACAGTGGCAGAGAACGAGATCACCGAGACGAAGCCGACCCCCCGCAAGAAGGCCCCCGCCCGCAAGCCGGACCCGATGGCGCTCCTCGTCGCGGAGGCGAAGGAGGCGGTCAGCCAGCTCGGCCCCCTGCCCAAGGCCGGCACTCCCGACCACCGACGCAAGCACCACGACGGACGCGCGGCGGCCTGGGCCAAGCAGTACGCCCATGAGGGCACGTCCGACTCCCTCCTCCTGTCCCTCGCCTTCGAGGTCGGCGCCTGCTACCCCCAGGAGGAGCGTCACGCCCTGCTTCAGCTTGCCGGTGCAGCCCTCGCGCTGGCCGACAGGCTGGACGGTGACAAGTGAGCGCCGAGGATGGGGAGGAGTTCTTCCCTGCCGACGAGTGGGAAGGCGTCGAGGTCACGGACAAGGAGCCGGTCATCGACTCCTACGCCGGAGTGAAGCGCGCCGCATCCATCGTGGGCGACCTGCGCAAGGAGCTCCGCAAGGAGGGCTTCACCAAGGAGGAGACGTTCGAGCTGGTCCAGGTGTACTGGGCCTCGGAGATGGGGGTGTTCGACTGAGTGGCTGCCGAACTGAAGCATGGCCGACTTGCCTACGTTGTTCCGCCCGGAACGCACGAAGTGGTACTGGCCCAGTTCACCCAGCACGACCCCGACTCCCCTGGGTACTTCGCCTACTTCGGAACCGAGTTCACGCACTGGCCGGAAGAGGTCGAGATCGTCGAGCTCGCCGTGACCAGGTCGGTGTGAAGTGACCCTGCATGAACTGCCCGGTGATCCGGGCCCCACCCTGCACGACATCTACGCGGCGATGACCGAAGGCGAGCAGGCCGCCTTCGCGCCGCACCTCCTGGGCGAGACCTCGGCCGACTGGCTGAGCGCCACGCTCCGAAGGTTCGGGCACGACGTGTCCGCCACCACCATCCGCACGTACCGCCGGGCACTCCGGCAGGAAGGAGGCTCCAGTGAGCGAGCTGCTTGACGAGCTCCTGGCCAAGCCCATCGGCCCTGCCGTACCGGCCCGAGCGACAGACCCCGAGAAGGACTTCACCCGCCAGATCGAGATCAAGGGCGACGAGGCCGACGTCACCGTGCGCGGCGAGTCCTTCGAGTCCAACGAGGGATCGGCGGCTGACGTCCTGCGCGGCCAGGGCCTGGACCCGGCCGAGTGGACCGTGACCGGACTCCGCTCCTCGGAGTGGACGATGGCGAACGGAGAGCTCGGGGTCTCCACCCGCTTTACATTCGCCCGCAAGTGTGCAAGTGTGGCAGGCGAACGGCCGGCGATCGACGAGCTCCTGGCCGCGATCGACTCGACTCCGCCCGACCCGGTCACCATGTTCGTCCGGGACGGCGAGGAGTACACCTTCATCGTCGCCCTCGGCGACATGCAGTTCGGGAAGATCGACGGTGACGGAGCGGCCGGCACGCTGGAGCGGACGATCGCCTGCCTCGACAAGGCGGCCGACCTGCTCGCCGAGTACCGGCTCCGCTTCAACATCACCCACGTCCACATCGCCTGGCTCGGCGATCACGTCGAGGGCTTCGTCTCGCAGGGTGGGGCCAACACCTGGCGGACCCAGCTCACGCTCAACGAGCAGATCCGCCTCACTCGCCGCGTGATGCTCCACGCGCTCCTGCTCTTCGCGCCGATGTGCAGTCGGCTCACGATGGTAGCGGTGCCGGGCAACCACGGCGAAGCGATCCGGGTCAACGGCAAGGGCGTGACTCGGTACGACGACAGTCACGACACCGAGTCCCTGATCGCCGTCAAGGACGCAGCCGACCTGAACCCCGAGCGGTTCGGGCACGTCGAGTTCTTCGTCCCGGACACGGACGAGCTGACCGTCGTCGTCGAGTGCTCGGGCTCCGTCATCGCCCACGCCCACGGACACCAGTTCCGGCCCGGTAAGCACTTCGAGTGGTGGAAGGGGCAGGCGTTCGGGCGCAGTTCGGCCATGCATCAGGCGGACGTTCTGCTCGCCGGCCACCTGCACCACGAATTCGTCGAGGCAGACGGGCCACGAACCTTCGTTCAGGTGCCGTCGATGGAGTCCGAGTCGACGTGGTTCCGGCACAGCAAGGGCGCGGAGGGCGCCCCCGGACTGATCGTCGCAGTAACGAGAGAGGGCCGCGTGCCCGTGAAGGAGGTAGTGAGCAAGTGAGCATCGAGATCACCGACCTGGAGGTGGCGGACTACGAGACCGCAGAACAGGCGACCGTCGACTGGACGGTCATCGAGAACCCTGACGTGGCCGGAGCAGCGCGTAGTGCTGCGTACTCGTTCGCTCGGGACTACGAGGGAGTCGTCGAGCGAGAGGACATGGAGCAAGAGCTCCTGCTCGCCTTCGCCGAGCGCCCCCGCATGGTTCGAGAAGTCCTCGCCGTGGCCGACAACCCGGCGGGAGTCCTGAACTACCGGGGATACAGGCTCCTGCGGACGAAGTTCAGGACCGAGGCGGGCCACAAGCGCAAGCAGGTCTCGTACGAGGCCAACATCGAGGCCCTTGGTGAGGGTGCGTGAGCTACAACCGAGCCCTCGTTGAGCACATTCTGCCGACCGTCTGGGATGCCGAGGCGGCGTACGGACTGAAGCAGGAGAACTCCCCGGACGCGGACATGCCGAAGGTGAAGGCGAACCCAAAGCAGGCGAACACCTTGTACGCCCACATCGCCGACATCAAGCGGGCGTGGAGGCTGACCGACCTCTCGCTCGTCGAGCGGCAGGCGCTCTTCCTGCGCTTCGCCTTCGACGAGCACGACGACGTGATCGCAGCCTTCCAGGGCGTGACCGATCGAGCCGTCCGATACCGGATCGAGCGAGGCGTCGGCAAGGTGACGGCCTGGCTGAACGGCGACAAGTACATCGACGGATACGACCAGTTGGAGGATGAAGCGGCGTGAGTGAGACCCCGCCCGCAGGCATGGGCCCCGAGGACTTCGACCACTACGACGACGAGCGCAACCTGTACTTCTGGCGCGACGAGCGGACAGACGGAGACGGGCTGGTCTACTCCCGCCCGTACGACGAGGACGAGCTCGCCGGCAAGACGAAGCGGCTCCAGCTCGACGCGCTACGAGCGCAGGCTGACGAGGCGATCCCGTACCTCGATGCGCGGATCGACCTGAGCCTGGCGTACTTCGCCTTGCCGGCGCCTACCGCCGAGGAGACGGCAGCGCAGATCAAGAACCTGTCCGACCTCGCCGCGTACAGCGCGGGCACGCTGAAGCGCCTGATCGTGGTGCTCGGCGAACTGACCGGCAGACCTGTGTAAGTGCAGCATGTGGGGGCGTCCTTCGGGGGCGCCCCCTTGAGGCAGTGAGAGAGACAGACGACTTCAAGGAGGACTTCAGCAGTGACGACCGACATCCAGGTTCCGTTCGGCCCGACCGGTCAGCTCGTCTACGAGCGCACCTACTCCCGCACGCTGGCCGATGGCTCGAAGGAGACCTGGCCTGACACGGTCCGCCGCGTAGCGCGCGGCAACCTCGCCCTCGTCCACGGCCCCGACATGGAGAGCTGGCCGCAGGAGGCGAAGGACGAGTACGACGAACTCGTCTCCTTCATGGACGTGTTCGCCATCATCCCCGCAGGCCGGCACCTGTGGGCCACGGGCGTGAAGGGTCGGCAGTACCTGTTCAACTGCCACGTCGCACCCTGGGGCGACCGCCTGTCCCGGCACTTCGAGTTCACCTTCATGCGCCTGATGGAGGGCGGCGGCGTCGGCGGCAACTACAGCTCGAAGTACCTTCGCCCGTACGGCGCCCCGCGCCGCGAGCTCGACGTCCATGTGGTGTGCGACCCGATGCACCAGGACTACGAGGAGATGAAGGCGATGGGCCTGCTCTCCGAGGAGTACGACTCCGACTGGGCTGGAGCCTTCGAGGTCGAGGACTCCCGAGAGGGCTGGGCTGACGCCCTCGTCGACCTGATCGACACCTTCATGACCGACGAGCCGGTCAAGCACCGCGAGCGCGTCTACGACGTGTCCCGTGTCCGCTGCAAGGGCTCCCGCCTGAAGACGTTCGGCGGTACCGCCTCGGGCCCCGGCCCGTTCGCTCGGATGCTCCAGGAGGTCGGCCGCATCCTGTCTCACTCCGCCGCCGAGGTGGGTGAGTGGGCCGTCGAGCCGCACCTGACCCCGACCGAAGCCATGGAGATCGACCACGCCATCGCGGAGTGCGTCGTCTCGGGCGGAGTCCGGCGCTCGGCCCGCATGGCGATCTGCGCCTGGAACGACCCGTTCATCGACGACTTCCTGGACTGCAAGAAGGACGGCTCGAAGCACTGGACGACGAACATCTCCGTCGAGATCGACCAGGACTTCATCGACTACCTGTCCGGCAACCGGCACGACGACTTCGGGCCCGGCGGCAACGAGATGGCGTGGATGGTCCACAAGAAGGTCGTCGAGGGGATGCTCCGGAACGGCGAGCCCGGCTACTGGAACTCGACCTACTCCAACGAGGGCGAGGTCGGCGAGGTCATCGCGACCAACCCGTGCGGCGAGATCGCGCTGGAGCCGGCCGAGAACTGCAACCTCGGGCACATCAACCTGGACCACTTCGCCCAGTCCGCGAGCGGCGCCAGGCTCGACCGCAAGGGTCTGACCCGAGCGCACGAACTGATGACCCGCTTCCTGATCCGAGCCACCCATGGCGACGTGACGGACGACGAGCAGGCAGCCAAGCTCGCCCAGAACCGGCGCATCGGCGTCGGCCACCTGGGAGTGCAGGGCTTCCTCGCGAAGCAGGGCGTCGCCTACTCCAAGGCGCCGAGCTCGTACGCGTTCCGCAACCTGCTGAACGACCTGTACGACACGGTCCGCGAGGAGGCTCGGGCCTACTCCTTCCAGCTCCGCATCCCGGAGCCCGTGAAGGTGACGACCGTGGCGCCGACCGGCTCGATCGCGAAGCTGCCCGGCGTGAGCGAGGGCATCCACCCGATCTACGCCCGGCACTTCATGCGCCGAGTCCGGTTCTCGATGCCTGACCCCGCGCAGGCCGCGACGGTTCAGGACTACATGAACCAGGGTCACCTCGTCGAGAAGTGCGTGTACGACCAGAGCGGCAACACGATGGTCGTCGCCTTCCCGACCAAGGAGAAGCTGGTCGCCGAGGTCGAGGAGCTGGGCTACCCGGCAGAGATCGTCGAGTCCGCCGACGAGATCAGCCTGTACGACATGCTCAACTTCCAGGCCATGTACCAGACCGAGTACGCCGACAACGCCGTCTCCTTCACGGTGAACTTCCCCGAGGGCAAGTACAGCACCGAGGAGGCGGCCGACATCATCGAGAAGTTCCTGCCGGAGCTGAAGGGCACCACCCTGATGCCGGACGGGACGCGCGAGCAGGCCCCGTACGAGCGGATCACCGAGGAGGAGTTCGACTCCTACGCCGTGACCTCGATCGAGGACTCGACGGACGAGGACTGCGCGACCGGCGCCTGCCCGGTGCGCTGACCGCATGACGAAGACCCCCTGGCCTCACGGCTGGGGGGTCTTTCGTCGTTTGGAGGCCCCGCCTGAACGCCACGGGGAACGATGCTCAAGCGGGGCCAGTCTCAAGGGTTGTGCATGAACGTACGCCAGGGCCTGGTAATGATCTCGCTGTACGAGTGGTGCGAAGGGTTCCGTCCGGAGTGCTCCAGCACCCACGATTGCGGAGGCTCCCACGAACCATCCCGCCCAGACTCCTCGCCGCACACGTCGCACTTCATCTGATGCGTGACGGGCGCAGCGTCCGGCTCGCGGTCGGGTATGAGCGACCAGGTCTCCCGCCTGATGACGGCCTTCGGCCCGCTCACAGGCCCTGCCTCGACGCCTCGTTGCGCGCCGCCAGGTGCAGGCTCAACTCCTCGCGCCCCGTGAGGCTGCGCAGCTTGAAGCCCTCCCACTCCCGGCCTCCCTTGATCGCCCGGAGCTGGACGCGGTCGCCCCCGTGATGCCCCATGACGACACCGGGCAGGTCCCTGCCGATGTCCCACACCACGGAGCCGAGCGCGCATTCCTCCGGCGCCAAGGTCTCTTGATCTCTGTCCGTCGTGGCCATGTCTCGACGCTACGACCAGCAACTACCGCGCGTCGATGGCACTTTGGCGCGGCGAGAAACGGAAGTACCACACAGCGTCACACTGGTAGGCCCACCACATCGGCGAGCTGACGCATCTCGGGCGTGAGCGTGCGCCGCTTGTTCATGACCCGCCCGAGGATGTCGCGGGCGTACCGCTGGTTCGGCAGCCACTGCGGGGACGCCTCATTGATGCCCTGGAGCACGTCGACTGCCTCGCCGTAGCGCCGGGTGAGGGTGTAGGCGTCCGCCACGTCGAGCAGGTGACGGTTCCGGTTGTTCGAGGTCGGCTTCAGCTTGTCGGCCGGCACCCGAGTGGCGAGCTGGAGCACCTTGTCCGGCTGCCCAACGATCATTGCGTTCTCGGTGCGCTTCAAGGCCACCGTGACGGGCCCGAAGGTGCGGAGGAAGTCCTCGCGCGGGGCGTACTCCCGGCCCATGGCTACGGCAGCCGACTTGGCGAAGCGCAGTGCATCCTCGGCCTCGCCGGGGCGGTTGTCCCGCACGCTCGCGGCCGACATGCGGAGCAGGAGCCAGCCCCAGGCGCTCAGCTCCTCGGGGGTGGCCTTCGACATGCGCGGCTCGGTCTCATCTGCCCACTCGGTGGCCAGCTCTCGCGCCTCTGCCAGCCGACCACGACGCAGGAGGAGCCAGCACTGGGTGTTGACCGTCGAGGCGCCCTGGAGGCGATCTGCGGCCTCGTCGAGGGCCCGTTCGAGGGCCATCTCGGCGGCGTCGAACTGCCGGGTCTGAGTCAGGAGCCATCCGGTGAGCTGCATCAGCTTCACACGCACCGCCCGGCCGTCCGGATCGTGCTCGGCCAGCACCTCGGCATCCCGGAGGAGAGGGGGGAGGATGGCGCCGAGCTCGGCGAAGCGGTCGCCTGAGAAGAGGGGCATCGCGTCGCGCAGGGCAGTGCGGACACCCTGAAGGGTCGGCTCTTCGAGTCCGTCGTCGCCCGGAGGGGTGACCAGGGCCCGGCGTACGGGTTCCCACTGGTCCACGGTCGCCTGACCTGCCGACTCCTCACTGGAGTCCGACATGAGGCTGGTGGTGGGCACGCGGAGTGCAGAGGCGAGCTGTCGCGCGGTCTCCAGGCGAGTGTCGTTCCGCTCACCCTGTTCCAGCTTACGGATCAGCGAGATGGACAGGCCGGACCGCTCGGCCAGCTCGCGTTGACTCATCCCCCGGCGCTTACGAACATCCCGGAGTCGTTCCCCAATGTTGGCGCTCATGGTTCGAGAGTACGGCCCTGGGGAGTCGCGCGTCATTGGACATGAAGAAGCCCCCGCCTTGCGACGGGGGCCAGTTGGCTGGTCAGGACTACCGGGTGCTTCCGATCTCGAACTCGAAAGCTGAAGCGTTCCCGCGAATCCCCTTGGTGGAAGCAGTTCGCCCGCCCGCTTCAGTTTTCACAACATCCTCCGTGGAATCGTCGATCGCACCGTAAATCTTCATGGGCGGCAGAGTGTATCCAGAAGGAGCTTCGACTCCATCGTACGGGGCCAGCTCCTCCAGGGCCTTGGCGTACATCCCCTCGGCGAACCAGCGGCGACCGAGGCGGTAGAAGAAGCCCCAGCCCTTCCCGCCCATGCGCTCGTCGCGGTCGTAGTCGTGCCACCCCTTGTCGTGGCGCAGCTTCTCCAGCAGCATCTCGAAGCACGGGCGGTCGTCCGGCTTGGGCTTGCGTCCTCCTGCCAGGATGCGCTCGACCCGACTCCACTGCTCGTCGGAGACCGTGAGCGGGATGGTGATCCCGTTCTCGCGGTGCCACTCCAGGATGGGGTCCTTGCTCCCGCCGGCTCGGCCGGACTTGCCTTCGCCGACGATCTCGACTCGGACCTGGAGGAGTTCGAGGATGCTCTTCTTGGCGGGCCGATCAAGGTCTGTGGCGTTGGTTCCGATGCGGTCGATGAGGGCGTGCATGTCGCTCGCCTTGCCCTCCTTGTGCTCGGCCTCCTCCAGCCACTCGGCGATGCGCTCCTGCTCCTCGCGGAGCTCCTTCTCCTTGGCCGCGATCTCCTCCTTGAGCTCGGAGATCAGGTTCATGTCGCTCTCGTCGTCCTCGTCGAGCGAGGCGACCAGCATGGCGATCTTCTTGCGTCGAGTGGTGCGCAGCTTGCCCAGCTTGGCGTCGATCTCCTGAGTGCGGGCCCGGTAGGACTCCGCGCGCTCGGGGATGGAGCCCAGCCACTCGTCGATGAGCCCCTTGATCGCGTCGGGGTCGGCGAGGAGCTTGGCGACCTCGTCCCAGACGACCTTCTCGGTCTCAGGGCCTGCGATCTGCTTGCAGGTGTGCCCCTCGGCGGCTGTGGCGGAGTTCGAGCATCGGTACACGACGTCGCCGTACTCATGGCGGGCTGAGCCGTACCGAGAGTGGCCGCAGACGCTGATCAGGTGGCCGGAGAGCAGGTGGTTGGAGTATGAGGTCCGAGGGGTGCCCTTCATGTCCTCCAGGGCTGCCTCCAGGGCCTTGCGGCGGTCCTCGGGGAGGAGTTCAGGCAGTTCGAGGCGGTAGGAGGTGGTGATCTCCTCCCCGTCCTCGTTGGTGCCGGAGAAGCTGAAGTCGACGTACCCCCGGACGGCCAGGCGCAGGCGGAGGACGAGGTTGTTGCCTTCCCAGAGCTTCCCGGTGCGGGTGCGGTACTTGAGCTCGTTCAGTGCCTCTGCGGCCTGCCCTCGGGACATCTTCTGGTCGATCAGGAGCTCGGCGGCCTTGAGGATCACCTCCAGCTCGTCCGGGTTGATGATGGGCTCGCCCTCGTCGTCGAGCATGTAGCCGTAGGGCGGGGTGCCGCTTGCCCAGCCTCCTCCGGAGACCTTCTTGACTCGGCCGCCCATCGTGCGCTCCAGGATCAGCGCGTGCTCGACCTCGGCCATGTATGCCAGGAGGGAGAGCTGGATCCCGAACATCTGGTCGTCGGAGTCGATGCGTCCGTCTGCGGTGGCGACTCGGACGCCGAAGTCGGTGACGTCGTAGACCCAGCGGTGGATGTTCTTCATGGTGCGACCGATGCGGTCCAGCTTGGCGAAGACGACGACGTCAATGAGCCCTGCCTCGATGTCGGCCGTCAGTCGGTCGAGGTCGTCGCGGTGTGCAAGTTTCCCGGACACTCCCCCGTCGCAGTAGACGTCCACGATCGTGTGCGGTGTGCCCTTGAGCTGGTAGTTGATCCAGTCTCGGCATCGCTCGTCCTGGACGTCGAGTCCCCAGCCGTCGAGCTGCTTGGACGTCGAGACGCGTAGGTAGATGGCGACTCGCAGGGTCTTGCGCTTGCGGGCGAGCGTCTTGGCTCCCATGATCCCCCTCCTGGATCCAGATACGCCGAAACCCCCCGGCCAGAAGGCTCGGGGGGCGTAGGCGCCGTGTGCAACTGTACCTGGGGTCAGGTCTTACTCGCCACCGGCCCGAGGAGGATGCGGGCGAGGCGTTCCCGCTCGGCGGGGGTCCACTTGGTCTTGCGCCACTCGACGCTGACGATGGGGCTCTGGCTCAAGGCGCCACCCCCTGCCGCTTACGCTGTCGGGATCGGGCGACCGCGTCACGATTGCATGTCCGGCAAGCCCGGTGCCCTGGGCGGTCAGCTCGCCGGAGCGTGTTCGCCTCGGTGTACTCATGCCCCTTCGGGCAGTGCGTCTTGTTGACGTTGTGATCGGTGCCGTGCGCCCGCTTGTCGCGAAGGTTCTCAGACTGCGTACCCCACGCGAGCTGCGAGAGATGAGGCTTCATCGGGTCGCCGTTCAGGTGGCGAACCACCATGCCGTCAGGGCGAGGCCCGGCCCACGCTTCGAGGATCAGGGTATGCACGGGCACCCACTTCTGCGCGATGGCAACTCGCGGGTATCCGTCCGTTCCGATCTTCCACTTCAGGACGCGAGGCTTGCCTCTCACGTACGAGGTGGTAACGCCATCCTGGGTGATGGCGTACTGCCCCTCCCGTCCGGGTATCCACCTCTCCATTACGGACTCACCCGACCGTTGCGCTGGAAGGCTTCGTGCGTGATCGGCATGGCCTTGGCGAAGGCCATCTCCATCCGGTCGGCGACGAGCTCGATCTCATGCTGCGGGAAGCTGGGGAAGGTGGACGTCGGGTCGGTGGTGCGGAGCGAGAGGAAGTGCATCAGGCTCCGGGCGTTGCAGGTGGCGTAGTAGGAGGTGAAGATGCCCACCGGCAGGATCATGCGGGCCACCTCCTTGGCGATGCCCTCCTTCAGGAGGCTGCGGTAGTCCTCGTAGGCGTCGGTGTAACTACCGGTCAGGACGTACTCGACGAGCCCTCGCTGGTAGTCGGTGCCGTGCTTGAACTCGTAGGCGCCGGGGCGTCCGACCTGCATCAGCTTGCGGCCCTTGCCGGGGCGGTAGAAGACGGGCTGGAGCTCCTTGTAGCGCCCGCTCTCCTCGTTGTACGACCAGCCGGCGCGGTGACGGAAGTGCTCGCGGGCCACGAAGATCGGGGCCTCGACGTAGAAGGTGAACGAGTTGTGCTCGAAGGGGCTGCCGTGCCGGTCTCGTACCAGGAAGTTGATGAGCCCAGCGTCTCGCTCCAGGTCGACCGCCCGCTCATGCGAGCCGCCCACGGTGCTGACTCGGGCTGCGGTCGCGACGTCGGAGTCACTGGCGTTGGACTTGACGAGCTCGACGGTCACCGAGTCTCGGAACTGGATGTCGGTCACTGGGTGGGTGCCTCCTCTTCTCGGAGCTGTCGTTCGTGGATGATCTCGGCGCCGGTCGTCCAGGCCAGGCGCTCCAGCTCTTCGAGCATTCGCCAGGCGGCTGCGGACTTGCCGAGGCCGGTGCGGTAGATGGTCGAGGGCCTTCGCCCCTTGATCAGGTGGATCAGGCGGAAGGGGATTACGTTCTCGGGCTCGACAAGGCCGGCGAACATGCGAGCCTGGTGGTAGCCGTACACGACGGCGATCGGAGCGTTCGGGTCGAGCTGCTTCACTTGCACATCAGCGTCTTCAGTCGCCAAGGTGGATCAACGCCTCCCGGAGTGCGGCTACGGTCTTGGTCTCGGTCTGATCCTTGTCGTGCAGCTCCTTGCGGAGCACTTCGTGCTCGCCGGCCAGCTCCTGCGCTGCCTGCACCACCCGCATCATGTTGCGGGGGCTCCAGACGTTCCCGTCGAGGGGGTTGGAGCCGAGGTTCACGCCCACCACTCGGGCGATCAGGCCCACGATCTCTCGCGCCTGGCCGCCGATGTCGTTCTCTCGGTAGACCGCGTCGCAGAACCCGTCCTCTCGGCACGGCCGGGCCCGCCGAGTCTGCGCGGCTGCCGCCTTCAGGGCGTCGAGCTCGCCCTCGTACACCATCCCCTCGGGGAAGACGATGGACTCACGCCTGACCTCTTCCGTCAGGCCGGCGAGGCGCCGCGACTCTGCGCTGATGCGCTCGCCCTCCTTGATCCAGTCCCATCCGTTGCTCACGCGGCGACTCCCTTGCTCTCGTAGGTCTTGCGGTTCTCGCTCGTCAGGTGCCAGTAGCCGAGCTCGCACTGGTACACGCGGTGCTCGATGTGCTGGCCTCGTCGGGTGCCGATGGCGTCCGACCTCCGGTTCCTCTTGGCTCGGGCTCGGCCGAGCGCACGCTCCGCGTCTCGCTTGGTGGCCCACCCTCGCTTGATGCCACACTTGCACATGATCCAGTCGCTCAACTCGGTACCTCCTGGTTGTCGAATCGGTAATGACACGGCTTGCAGCGCGGCTCGTAGTGCTCGACCTTCAGGCTGAAGATGGACTCGCCGCCCTTCCGGTTCGGCCCGACGATCTCATCGGGATCCTTGTGGTCGTACGACCAGTCCTGCGCCGAGCCACCGCAGTCCACGCAGACCTGCTTCGATGCACTCCCGCGCTGACGCTTCACCTTCATGTGGATGTAGCCGTAGCTGTTGTTCTTGCCGCGCGGATGCTTCTCTCGGTCACCGCAGTGCGGGCTTCCACCGTCAGTCACTCCGGCCTGGAACTTGCTGACCGTCGCGCCGCAGTCGCAGGTGACGATCCACTTCCTGTCGTCATTCGGGTCGCGCTCCACGTACACAAGCTGGTTGAAGCGGTCGCCGGGCCAATACTTCTGTCTGGTCAGAGTTCATTCACCCCCTTGGCCGCGCCCTTGCTGGCGGCCTTCTTCGTGGGCTTCTTCTTGTTCGGGTCGTCCTTCACGAAGCGCGAGCACTCACACTTCGGTTCGCGGCACTCGCCTCGACTCGCCCCGTCCAGGGCGTGGGTCCAGGGGGCGTGGCCGCAGGCGGGGTTCCAGCAGTAGCCGGGCCAGCTCGTCTTGCCGTCGTGGTTGGCGAGCAGCACCCCGGAGGAGACGATCGGCACAGGCCGGCCGGTACCTCCGAAGCTCATCTTCTTGGCGAAGGCTTCCGCCTCGGCGAGGTTGCCGAAGGGGCCCATGTTCATGCCCTTGCTACCGTCCGCCCAGGTGTGCACCAGGACCACCAGGTCCCGCATCTGGATGATGTCGGCCACCTCCTTGATGACGGCCTTGGCCAACTGGTCCGGACTGTCGAAGGTGGGATCCTCCAGGATGTCGACGACCCTCTGGATCTCGTGCGTCCTTGGAGTGATCCTCACTCGTCGTCATCCTCGTCGAACGGCAGGCCCATGTCGGCCCGCTCATCCTCGTCGAGGTCGGCCGCGTCGACCAGCTCCCACCAGGACTCGGCGTAGCTGTTGACGACGTCGGTCGCGTACTCGATCGCGGAGTCGAGATCCTTGCCGTCCGGCTCGAAGTCGTCCTCGACCTCGATCACCTCGGACCTCTCGGTGTTGATGTACGGGCTGGTCACGGTCACTCGCAGGTACTTGGCCACTCCGGGCTCCTCTCGTCTGCCATCGTCAGGCCGAGGGCAACACCCCTCGACGACTCCCTTCCGGGAGTTTCGGCTGGTCTCACTTGCACATCAGGGCAGGCGCTGAGTGAGCGCGTCGAACAGGAGGTACAGGTCTTCGGCCTCGGCCGTCTCGATCTCGGTCTGCGCCTCGTCGTAGGCGAGCGACCCCTCGGACTCTCCGTCCTTGATCAGGTCGTCGAGCTCCCCTCGACGCTCCTCGGCGCGGAGCTGGTACTCGGCGACGAGCTGGCGGATGACCAGGAGGGTGATGCGGTCCTCGCTCAGCGGCTCGCGCCCCTCATGGGCGGCGGAGCGTGCGCGGAGGTCTCGCTCGAAGTTCTTCAGGCTGTCGGTGCTCACTGTTCGGGTCCTCTCTCGATGACCGCCACTCCCCAGCGGCGGACGTTGACGTACGCGATCATGTTCTGTGTCGCGGTCTTGCTCGGGCTGTACCAGTTCCCGTCCCGCTTGAAGAGCGGGGTGTCTCGCTTGTCCTGGATCTCGATCGTCGTGCCGTCCGGCAGTTCGTCGAGCTCTCGGATCGTCCTGACTTCAGTCACAGTATCACACTCGCGACAGTTGCACGAGGTCTGCGACGCCGTACAGCTTGAGGTGCAGGTCTCGCACCGTGCCGTCGTTCACCAGTGTGTGGTCGAACTTCCAGTAGTCGAGCGCCTGCTCGGACTCATGGACTCGACCGACCTTGTCCTTCGCCGGGCCTACGCCCGGCCTCTCGACCCGGATCATCACGCCACCCCGGTCAGCGATGGCCTTCGCCTCGTTCGGGAACCGCACGTCGGTCACCACCAGGGCGGGGGCGTTGCCGTGCTCCTCGAACAGGGCATCCACCCACACGTTCGGACCGAGCAGTGCGCGGCCGGCGTCTGTGCCGGTGCGCTGGAGCAGGGCCCGCACCTCGGGGTAGTGGTCCTTCGCGTACTCCCAGCCGCAGTCCCGGACCAGGATGCTCAGCCGCAGGGGGCCAGTGCCGTACGGGCCAGGGATCACGGGGTCGACGGCGAGCAGGAACTCTCGGAGCTTGTCGGCGAAGGCTGCCTGCCTCCATCCGAACTGGACCAGAGCTTCGGCCGCCTCGTTCTTGCCGGAGCGGGCGTACCCACTCAGCCCGATGATCAGTTGGTCGCTCAACTCTCAGTCCTCCTGCGGGTAGTCGGGGAAGATCAGGGCGGCTGCCTCGGTGTGGCCCGCCTCCTTCAGGAGCTCGGCCGCGTCACGCTGCGCGGCCCGTGCGATGTCGAGCAGCTTCGCCTTCAGCTCCTCATACTCCTGGCCGTACTTGTCGTACGTCAGCTCGGAGATGGCGGACTCGGTGGTCGGCGCCCATCGGACGCCCCACTCTCCGTACTCCCAGCCGGAGTCGGCCCGGCTCATGCGACCGCCTCGAAGTAGAACGCCTGGTTCACGCCGGCAGCCGAGACGAGCACGCCTTCCAGGTGGGAGAACTCTCGGTCGGTGGTGACCGCCGTCCTCTGCACTCGCACCCGACCCTCGACGAAGTTGATGCCGTGCTGGGTGATCGACCAGCGCTGCTCCTCCTCGCGCTTGGCCAGGCCGTACCAGGCGAGCCTCGCGAAGACCGTGTACTCCTTGTTCTCCAGGCCGATCTCGTCCCGCTTCAGGGCGTCGCCGCCCGCCGCGTACAGCTTGCCGAGACCGGAGACCTCGGACTTGCCCAGGTTGTAACGCTTCTCGCTCACTGTCGTGCTCCTCTACTCATGGTCTGGCTCATCAGGGCGTGGGCTACCACTCCACGCCGACCTGCCTGGCTGGCAGGTTTCGCCTGTCTCACTTGCACATCACGATGTCTCGCGGAACCCGTCGTAGCACTTGATCAGGGAGGTGTCGCCGACCTTGGCGTAGCAGAGCTGGTGCCCCCACACCGCACCCCAGTGCTCCCAGCCGGCCGCCTGCTTGCCGAGCGCGAAGAGCTTGCGCTTGGTCTCGTTGTTCAGCTTCGGGTCCAGGTACGTCACGCGACCCTGCTTGTCCACCCAGTACGAGTAGCCCTTGCCGTTACCCTGCCGAGCGGCGTCCCAGAAGCAGTCTCGGGAGGCGCTGTCGTCCTCGCTGCACTTCTTGGTCGGCAGCTTGCCGAGGGGCGCCACCTTGGTGGACGGCGGGAGCTTGATGGGTCGGGGCTTGACCGGCGCCACCTTCCGGTCGGTGTGGGGCGAGGCTTCCGCCTCCTGTCGGTCGGCCAGGCTGCCGAACAGGGCGAGGACCAGGAACACCAGCAGGATCTTGACGGACTTCTTCATGACGTGACTCCTTGATCTTGATCGCCCCAGTGCGGGGCGGCTGCGGCTTCGGGGGGAGCTTGTACTGGTAGGCAGTCAGCTCCGGTACTTCATGCGGGTCAGCGACGCCGTTCTCGACGGCGACTCGGTAGACCGTGGCGAACAGGGCGACCGCCTGCTTGACGATGTCGCTGTTGCTCAGTCCGGTCGGCGCCAGGTCTTGCAGGTCGCGGGCCAACTTCTGGTCGACCCGCGCACTCAACTGCCGGGGCGTAGTCACGCCACCTCCAACTCCTCCAGCATCTCCTCGGCGAACTCGCTGACGGCGCCGTCCTGAGTGAGGTAGCCCGCGTGGATCAGCTCGTTGGCCGTGCGTCCGTACGAACCCTGGAGGGTCCACGCCATCCCGCTCTTGACGAGCAGGCTGAACAGCTCGACCGTCTCCCTCGCGTCCAGCTCGCCGAGCTCGTAGCTCATGACGTCGATCGCGATGTCCTTCATGCGTCCCATGTCTCAGACCCCCTCGGTCTCGGTGTTGTCGTTGATCTCTTCGACGAGCGCGCCCACCAGGCGGTGAGCGATGTTGAACAGGGCCAGGTCGGCGGTCGCGTCAATGCCCTGCTTGACCGTCTCCCCGAAGTCGGAGAGGTCTTCCTGGTAGGCGCAGAGGTCGACGAACTGCTGCCACTTCTCATGCGTCATCACGCTCGGCGCGGCGTCCGCGATCTCCCCGTGCTTGCGCTCGTCGACCGCGCCGTACTCCTCGAACGCCTCGACCACCGCGTCCCGGATGCTGATCAGGAAGAGCGCGCCGGGCGAGTTGTGCGTGTCCGGCTGGGAGACCTCCGCCTTCCCGCTCAGGGAGTAGGGGCCGTACTGCTTGATCTCGTCAATGATGTCCACTGCTACACCTTCACACTCGGTTGGCTCATCAGGACCGGAGATCCACTCCGGCCGACCACCCTTCCGGGTGGTTTCGCCTTGATGTGGTGACAGTATCACTCTCGCCGCACTTGCACAACCTCAGCCGTAGCGGACCTCGTCGCCGAAGCAGGCGATCTGGATCAGCACGTCAGCCGCGCTGGCGTCGATGTGCCCGGCGTCGATGCCGTCCTTCTCGTCTCTGTCGATCCAGGACTGGACGATGTAGCCGTGGATCTCCCGGTCGACGATCGTCTGGCTCAGGTCGAGCAGCTTGGCGTACGCCTCGCGGATGTCGTCGGCGCTGAGGTAGTGGACCTCGTCCACCTCACGCTCGCCACCCCAGTCGGTGTCGTCGTACCCCTCGACGATCGTCCACGTCTTGCCCTCGGGCAGGCCGGCGAACTCCTTCTCGCTCGGCGCCGTCGCCCAGTAGGTGATCCCTCCGTAGGCGGCGGTGTCGACGATGTCCTGCGCAACCTGGTCGGTCACGTACTTCTTGATCTCTTCGATGCTGGGCACTGTCGATCTCCTCAGATCAGGCGCTGGCGGCGATGCGGTTGACGGCCGGGTTGCTCTCGTACTTCTGGGTCCTGATCTCACGCCGGGCCAGGGTGGTGGCCTTGTCCTTGCGCTTCGAGTCGCGGACGTTCAGGTCACGGGTGCGGAACTTGGGAGTCATTGCTGTGGTTCTCCTTGCGGTGTACGGCAGGCTCGTCAGCGGGGGGATGCCACCCACCCCGGACCCCCGAAGGGGTTTCGCCTCTCAGTCCAGGTTCATCAGCTTCAGCAGCTCTTCGGTCGTGACGGTCGGGAGCTTCGCCTCCTTGACCAGGGACACCCGCTCCGGCTCCTCGACCAGCTCGGGCACCGGCTCACCGGCCAGGGTCAGGACGTACGCCTCGAAGTCCTCGACGTCATGGTGGGCGTCCTCTTCGATCGCACTGTCGCCCCCTGCGTGCCCCTCCAGGAAGGTCATCGCGGCCTTCTTGTTGCCGCCGACCATCAGGGCCTGCGCGATGTCGTTCGCCTCGGAGCAGGTGAACGAGGGACCTACGTCGTAGGCCGTCAGGCCGTCCCCGAAGACTGCGGCCAGCGTCCGCAGCGCGCCGTACAGATCCTCGATCTCCTCCTCGGTGTCGCGCGGGTCGTCCACCGTCTCGACCTGGACCAGGTACCCGTACGCCTCGTCCCAGTGGGTGCCGGGCACATGCTCCGCGCCCTTCAGCAGCTCGCCGCAGGTCTCGCACCGGTACGGGTTGCCGATCGAGGGGTAGAGGATCGGGCCGTTGTCGCTCGCGCACCGCACCACGTTGCTCGGGATCATCTTCATCGGTCACACCTTCACGCTCGGGCTTGTCTCTTCAGCGAGGCGGGAGCCACCCAACCCCGGACCCCCGAAGGGGTTTCGACAGGTCTCACTTGCACACTCAGGCCACGATCACCACCACGATCGGGAGTTCGAGCTGGTCCGGGTTGTACCCGAGCACGTTCCAGCGGTACGCCTCGTACGCCAGCTCCTCGAAGTAGGCGTCCCGGTACTCCGCGTAGATCTCGGCGACCCTCTCCCAGCTCACCTCTGCGTTCGGCTCGTACCCGAACAGGTCCGACAGGGCCGAGTCCTGGAAGATCCGGTTCTGGATCTCCGTCGCCTCCTCCAGGGTGTCGTCGTCGTACTCGTTCGACGCAGACTCCAGCGCCTCCGAGCAGTTGTCCTCGAACGCCTTCCACTCGCGCTCGGAGAAGTCCGACTCGTCGATGATCGGGTAGTCCTGGAGTCCGACCAGGAGCTCAGCCGCCTCGACGAACGCCGGGGTGAACTCCCGACCCAGGGGCTCGAACTCCGTGTGCAGGATCTCGGCGATGACCGACCCCTCCAGCCCCTCCTTGTGCTCCTCGCAGAAGTGGGCCGACTCTCCGGTGCGGTAGTTGGCCAGGTACTCGGCCTCCTCCTCGCATCCGATCGTGTTGCACTCGGGCCTGTCGGCGTACACCTGGACGTAGATCGTCTCCAGCGTGCCGACCAGCCAGTGCCCCGCGCTTCCGTCGATGACGTGCTCGCCTGCGTCGTCACCCGCTGCGCCCTTGATCAGGTCGAGCGCGCTCTTGTAGTTCGACTCCTCCAGGATGTCGTCACCCCGCGAGGCCCAGCTCAGGATCGCACCGTGCGTCGTGAACAGTCGGTCGTCCCAGAACATCGCGTCGCTCGGGCGGGTCAGTGCCTGCTCGGCGATCTCGTCCAGCGTGTCAAAGTCCAAGCTCATCTTGCGCCTCCTGGCTGCTCGTCAGGACCCAGCTACCGCGCTGGGCCGACACCTCACCGACGCAGGCCGGCGAGGTGTTTCGCATGGAGTGGTGCCCTTGTCGGACCTCAGTCCCTGTGGAACGAGAACTCCCAGTTACTCGCCTCGCGGAACCCCCGCTGTTCGAGTAACACCTGATCTCCCCCACGGATCTTCATGTAACGACCTTCCGGTCTCGCATCCAATACGCACTTGCACTTGCACTTGCTTGGATCGGCTGGCTCATCAGCGACCGGTCGCCACCCGGTCGGACACCCTCTCGGGTGTTTCGCCTTTCGTGAGACTCACAGTATCACATTGGCTGCACTTGCACAACCTCAGAGGCTCATGAACACCACGTCAGGCTCACCCGGCGTCCAGTTCGGAACCCGCTCCGTCTCGACGAACCCGAACCGCTTGTAGTAGTCGGGCAGGAACCCGTCGAAGCAGTCCAGCTTGGTGGCACCGTGGTGCAGGATCGCGTCCCACACCAGGTCTTCGCCGCGCCCCTTGATCAGGGAGAACAGGCCGACCAGCGTGCCGTCCTGCGCCACCCCGAACCCGGACTGGAAGTCATCGGTCAGGTAGTACGTGTGGCTCCTCGGCATCTCATGCGGGGCGCTCGTCGCGTCGGCGATGAGCTGAGACTGCCTCCGCGCCTGGCGGAGGGCGCCGATGTAGATCGCGTGGTGCACCTTGTAGACCCTCATGGTCACTCCCTCATCGAGCAGGCTGGCTCATCAGCGACCGGGAACCGCCCGGCCGGACCTCCCCTTCAGGAGGTTTCGCCTTCGCTGTTGCTACAGTATCACACTCACTTACCGCCGAACCGCTCGGCCAGCGCGTTCAGGTCGTTGCGGAGCAGGCGCTTCAGGGTGCTCTCGGGCTGCGCCTGGCGGGCGAGCTGGTTCAGGTTCACGGACTGGCCCTTGCGAAGCTGGATGCTCATGGTTGTCTCCCTCGATTCGAGCAGGCTGGCTCATCAGCGGCAGGAGCCTGTCCCTACCGGACCGCCTTTCGACGGTTTCGCCATGGCTACACTTGCACATCAGACCAGGGTCAGGCAAGTCACGTGGGTGACCTCGACCGTGGCGCTCGCCTTCTCCAGGTACTGGGGGCGGTACGAGTCGTAGATCGCGTCAGAGATCAGCCACTCGGCCTCCGTCTCCCCGCATCCGACGATGTTGTCCACCCACCAGGCGGCCAGCTCCTCGGCGAAGGGCCAGACCATCGCAACCTCGTCCTCGTTACCCTCACCGTCGTTGAAGTTGATGATGTAACCGGACTGCCGAAGGGCGGGCTTCGGCGGGTTGAGCTCGACCAGGTACTCGGGGTACCCGAATCGCATTGCGTGTTCGTAGCAGCGGCCCTGGTTTCCCTGGCCGACAGTGGCGAAGTAGTGCGTCGCCGGGCTGGAGCAGATTCCGCAGTTCATGTCGCGCTCTCTCTCGTTCGTTGCTGGTGCTACAGTAGCACACTCGGAGCGAGTGTGCAAGTGCCTCCCGTCGGTCGCGGGCCGTCGGAGGTGCAGCCCCTGTCTCAGCGGGCCCCTCGCGGGAGGCTTTGCGGAAGGACCCTTGCGGGCCCTCCCCCGGCCCCGTAGTGGCGGCCGGTACTTCCTGCCCTTCCCGGTAGTCCTTCCGTTTCCCGCCCCTTGCGGTGCGTTCCGTTTCCGGACTGTCCGGGATGGACAGTTGGGCCCTGGATCCCGCCGACTACCGATCGATGACCCTTCCCCCGTGTGGCATCCCACAGGGGCCGGGAAAGCACATCTTCGATCTTCGAAGGGGCACTGTACCCTGACGTTCGCCGGAGGGGCGGGTTCGATTCACGATCGGACTGCGTCGGATACCCGACCCTCTCGCTTCACTCCCCCACGCTCTCAGTCACCGTCTACACCGCGAGCGGTGCGTCGTACCAAGTTCGTGTGTCTTGCTGTGTTGCTGGAGCTACAGTATCACAGTCGCTCCGGGTTGTGCAACTTGCGTTTCGCTCGGCGTTGGCGTTGTGCGAGTGAGCCGTTTACCACCGGTCGCAGTACGTTCCCAGGTGCTTCGGTAACCCTGGTCACTACACTCGCTTGCCTGCCTTGCTGAGCTCGACCTTACAGGCTCTCGCTCGGTTGTGCAAGTGCCGCAGCCGGTTCGCCTTGCGGTGCCCCGTGCTGCTGACAGGAAGAACTCAACCACACTTGCACACCGAAGTCAAACCTCGCAGGTCAGAGCCCTGTTGATCTTGCTTGAGAGCCCGCCTCGCGGCCCGCTGGCCGGTCGCTGGCCGGTCGGTCGCGGCCTGCTTCAAAGGCAGCCGAGCGCGCGAGGATACGCGTTCTCAGGCTGATGTCAAGCCCCGCCAGGGGCGCGCGAGGGTAGCACATGCCCGCGAGCAGCCCGGCAGGGGGTGGGGGGTGACCCCCGGTAACGCAGGAGCCGCACCGCCGTGTCTT